ACTGTTAGTATATACAGTATAACATAGACTCCACATAATATCAATCCAAAGATAAAGAATAATAAAACGTATATACCATTATTATCATCTTTCATTGTGCGCCTTTATACTTTCCATAGTGGTGTCATCAACATTTGGGTAGCAGTCATATCTCCTACTTCCTTTGTTCTATCTACAGGATCTAATATTAGGTTCAATGTATCAGGTCTAAGTCCATAAACAATGTATTGATGATCTGATTTATAATCCTGTGCATCATGTACAGCAATCAATCCTACTACCATAAACAATTGTCTATTACCATCCTTCTCTGGTGCCTTACCCATGTGCCTCATTATTACCTGACCTGTAATCATATATCTCCTTATTCAAATACTAATGTTAGGGTATATAATACACTGACAATAAATATCAACCAGCATACAATGAACAATGCCATGACAATAATGTGTATGTTATCCCTCACGTTCAGCTACCGTTTCATGTATCGTATAATTAAATCTATCAAGTTCAATATAGAGTCTCTGATAATCTTGTATAGCTTTTCCTAAGTTATGAATAGATTGTTTATGATAGGTTATTATATCATAGTCTTTTGCATGGTCGGCAACTATTTTTCCAAGGTCTTTTAACAAGGTATCTAAGTGTTGATACGCTACATTGTATGCATAGTCTAGTGCATCCTTTTCAGTATCAAAATCTTTGCCATAAATACAGTACACATCTTTTGTTCGTTTCTTAATCATAGTCGTATCTTCTTTAGTAGTAGTGTGAACTTTCATATTCTTCATCCTCTCCCATTTCATCTTCTTCATCATTCTTATCAAAAAGTATGCCCGATGTACCATAATAATACACGTTAGGTAATACAGTAAACATATAGTATTTATGAAAATCAGGGTGTTTTGTTTTTATAAGTCGTATTGCATCTCTCTTGTCATCGGCGGCAACAATATATATGTCTGTATCATAGTAAGTAATCTGCCAAATAAGATACACAGTCTTACCCATACTCATATGTTATCCTTTTGTACCAAGAGATACCATCTCTCCATCCATCTGTATCTCTTGTGTTTGTAATAGACGTTCTACTGTTAAATCAAAATGTAAATCAAAAATAAATTGCAATCGTTCTTTGATGTCGTAGATAGAGAGGCTTTTATTCTCTATACAAAATTTAATATGTTGTTTTAAAAATTCATGCATATATTATTCCTTAGTAACAAGGGATGCTACATCATTTGTTATTTGTATTTCTTCATTCCGTACAAGAAACTCCATTGTAATAGCAAAGTGTGATTCAAAGATATATAGTAACTGCATATGTAATTCTTGAACAGGAACAGATGGATTCTCTTTCAAAGTATCTAAGATATACCGTATCAACGTGTTATACATTTATACATCCTTTGCAACAAGGTAGACTGTATCATTGACTATAGATACATCTTGTGTCTCTACAAGAGACTCCAGTGCTACATCAAAATGAAATTCAAAAGCATTCTGTAGTTCCTGATGGAGTTCAACAAAAGATAAAGAATAATCTTCTTTATCTTCAAGGGCAGATATGATATAGGCTTGGAGTAATTCATGTAACTTCATTATACTTTACTTTCTAGTTTTATGATTCTCTTTTGTAGTTCCCCGTTTTCTATGGAGAGATCGTAGAGTTCTCTTTGTATTCTATGTTCAATCTTCTCTATACGATCTAATAGTTTCTCACAGAAACTTTGGAGTTGTCTTATAGATCTGTACTCCCATGAATATTGATGCCCGTAATTCCCATCTAGTTTCATATGTTCTCCTATTAAATAATTTAATATCGTACAAGGATATTAGGTTTACCTACCTTGTATAACCATTCTTCTCCTTGTGCATTGTGTGCATCCCTATATTGTGGGAATACATATTTACCTACATTCTCTGAATAAGATTCAAGATTGAATCCTTCTGTGTTACGAATTACATATCCTTCTAAAGAGTTCTCATGTGTTGAATATGCAGACTTCTTCATTTTCATATCTACCGCAGCTTGTATAGCCTTTACATCATACATGCCCGTGTAAATAACAGGTACGTGTATAAGATCTAGCTTCTTGATTATCTTCATTGTGTCATAATAAGATAAGCAATAATGCCCTATCCAAATTGAATGAACTAAAAAATAATCAGGTAACAAATCGTACTCTATAACATGTTGCATGTACATGTTCTCTCCTACGATTCGATACCTTGGATCTAGCTTGTAACAAAGAAGTGATTGTAATTGTGCTATGTAATGTGTACTACTGTGCTTCATAGGAGTTAAGCTACGTGTGTGCCAATAATTTTGTGCCACAGTTACACATCCTCCGTCAACCTTTTCTGTAACTACTACTTCCTTTTGATTAAATACACTATCGGACTTTAATTGTCTATCACCTTTTGATATGTTAGACCAAGGGAGATGATAGACTCTTGGATACTTTATTTTCTCTGTCGTTTCTTCTGTCATGTGCGTTCCTTTATTAAATAATTTAATCTTTTTATACAAATATTATAATACTGTTTTTCTTTTTCTATTCCTATAAATTGCCGATTAAGATTTTGTGCAGCAACTAATGTTGAACCACTACCTGCACAGTTATCAAGAACAATGTCACCCTCATTTGTATAGGTCTTTATAAGATACTCACAGAGAGCTATAGGTTTTTGTGTAGGTACATAACCTCCTTCACTTTCAGCAGTCCTAAAATATTGTACACTTCTTGGGAAACGTAAACCTGATTCGTTTTTTAATTCTACTGGTTTACGTTCTCCAGCACCTTTTGATAAGGTTTCGTTGTTCTTACCATTATCTATCCCATAATTATATGGATTACCTTTAGTCTTTTGTGGAAAATATCTCATCCATTGTTTTGTATTTTGGGCTGCTGGATATTTAGAGAACACACTGATTATCTCATGTGTTTTCAATGGTTGAAATCTTGCATGAACATAATTACTTCCTTTTGATTTTTCCCATATCCAATCATACTTAAACAAACGAAGATTAGAAAGTCGTAAATAACTACTAAAAGGTTCACTACCAAAAAGAAGAATAGCACAATCATCTTTAATGATCCTCTCGTAGTGTTCCCATAACTTATCAAATGGTATAAGAACATCCCATTTGCAAGCGGTTGTTCCATAAGGTAAATCACAGAGTATCATATCTATTGATTGATCTGGTATATCTCCCATTAATTCTAAACAATCACCTAACCATATTTCTTTCTTCATATTTTCCTTTTATTAAATTATTTAATGAGGGGTATTTCTACCCCTCTAGTGTTTATGCAGTAAACATTGTCCTTTCAATCTTCTTGAGTTTCCTTTGCATCTCCTTGAGAAACTTTAGTACATCATTAAACCCATAGTCATCATTCAACATGATGTGATAGTATGCAACACCATCATTAAACAAGTATCCTGCATGTTGTTCTAGTTCATCATCTAACCATTCAGTTAGTTCATTATAGAATGGTACAAAAGGATACGTTGTTTCCTTTTCATGCTTGTAGATAGTTGATGCTGCAAGGTACAAAGCACCAGAGATACACCAGCTACATGCATCCTTGTCTAATGAAACAACAGGTTTTCCTTCTCTATTCCGTGCTTCTGTTTTTTGGCAGAAGGTATTAGGGTTCTTATAAAGGTCTAATACAAAGGCAATAACTTTTTGATACGCTTGTGTCTGCTCAAGTGTAATGGTATTCCGAATCATTATTTATTCTCCAGTAAGACAATTAATATTATTTATTTTATACCTAGAAACATTATAATGGAATGCTTTGTTCTTTTCTATTCCTCCTGTAGTGTGTACTAATAATCGACACCATGATTCCTTCGTACTATGTACTATCAATGGGCTTTCTTCTTTATACACTGGCTCTGTGTCTGGACACATAAGCATTGCTGCTAATGTGTTATCTGGATCTAATATGTTCACACGTAAACATTGTCCTGCACCAACAAGTATCTTTGTTCCATAATAAAATGTATTTGTTTTCTGTGAATGTCTGATGTTTGCAAAAAAATATCTCTTTGCACAATCTGTTGTTCTACATGTTGCTACAGGTACTACATATGCGGATTCTCCATCAGAGGTAGGTATCTTTTCTACAAGGCATTCACCTTGTACTACACACGTCCATATAAGAGTCACAACAAAAACAGTCATCATCACCAGGAATTTTATCATGTCACCTTTCTCCATTAAATTATTTAATTTTTTAAAACACATACTATCACTTTACCTTTTTCTTCCAACGAGCTAGTTTCTGTTTAGATCCTTCATGCCCTGCATCTTTATTTAACAGTCGTAACATCTTTAATTGTGCTTCTCGTAATGTAAAATACGTCCATTCTTTTTGTTCTTGTGCATTAATAATAATTACTACATATATTTGTGCGTTCTCTATCCAATCATGTTCCCTTTGACTATAGAGTGCTACATTCTTTTCTCTTTTTAATTGTTTAAATTCATAGCCTTCACTAGAAAGTTCAATGGGAAGGGTTTGCATTTTTACTCCATTAAATTATTTAATCATTCGATTTGAGATGCACTAACTTATTATCTTTTATTCCTATGATTTCTTCCTTTGATAATGTATCAAATTCCTTTTTAATAATTTGGCCGACATATTCTAATATCAATGTATTGAATTTCTCTAAAGATATTCCCTTCTGTGCATATGACAACAAGATAGCACGCACATATTCTTTAAGCATACACATCCCCTCTATTAATTATATCCCATTGTATCTATTGTTGCAACATTATTTTAAATATTCTCTATTTTCAATTCAAGGAAATCTTGAAAATATCTTGTATTCTTTTTTGTTTGTTGATTGTATATCATATTACGATCTCTAAATTGTACACCTGTAAGAACATTACCTTCCCAATTTAATAATTGAGACATCCATATATAAGCTACTTTTTGTAAATCAAATACAAAAAAAGCCATAATATCAACAGTAGAAAATCGTAGTGTTTTATTATTCTTACGACCATTTACTAAACCAAAACTATATACATCTTTCCTTGTTCCATATGTCACCATACGTAACGTACTTTTAACTTGAACTTTATAAATTTTAGATTGATGATCAATTAAAATATCATAAGGTAATCCTTGATCAGATAAAAATGCATTGTAACCTTTATAAATTAAATCATAACAAACAAAATGTTCTGCTGCTTTTCCTAATTGAAGTTCTGTAGAAAGTGCCAATAGACCTCCTTATATGTTTTCTATATGATAATATACTTCATGGCTTGGTTTATGAGTATGGTTAGAATAACTTTTGCTTATAGTAGTTAAATTATTAAACGGTAGCCATGTAGCACCAGACTTTTCACACACTATAATTTGTCCCTTTCTTCTACTAATCCATAATGCAAGGTGTTCATAATCTATTTTACTATATCTATATTCTGTGCTTATGTTATGTTGATACGGTGGATCTATCATATATGTAGCATACTCTGATGGTATAGGCATACTTTCATATGACCAATTACTTATCTTCCAATGGCGTATGTACTGTAACTGTGATGCTATTCTGTGTCGTGTTCGTTCATCCCAAAAGTAACCATTCATATGTTCTCTTGCCCATCGTGATAGTGTCTTGCGTGGTCTACCAGTACCTTTAGTGAGCCAGAATCGTATCAATAGTTGTGCTTCATGGGAGAGATAGGATACTTCATCTATATGTACCTTCACATCAGGTAGTGAAAGTATCTCTTGTTCTGATACATGGATCAAATAGTCCCATAGTGTAGCTACATTTTCATCTCTATCATTAAGGATTATTTGTTTGTGTGGATACCGTAAACTGTATCCTGCGCTGCCACTAAACGGCTCTACAATTATGTCATATTTGGGAGTCGGGTAGTACCTTGCTAATCTGTACTTACTGCCAAAAAAAGAGAAGAATGCTCGTAGTGTATGCATTAGTCTGTCCATTCTTGTATTTTTTGTTGTATTTCTTTGCGCCCGAAAGGTGATTGACAACGTTGTAAATATTCTTGATACGTATTAAAACCTAATGCTTCTGCTAATTCTTGCATCACAACGTATGCTTCATTAACATCTCTTGGCATATAATAGAAGTTCTTTTCTATATCACCCTCATTTCTCAACCTGAGAATATGCATAGTAGGTCACAATACACCTTTTGTTGTTGCCCATATAGAAGGATCTAATGTATAGCGATGATGTTTAATATAATGTTTTTCTTCATAAGACAACATAACTAATCTCCTAGTGATTAAATTATTTAATCCAGCTTGTCTTTATGATTTTCTTTATACGATGCTGCAAAATTTGCCCCGACAAATAGCCCTATCAAAAACCCGACAAACAACACAGCAAAAAACATAAACCATACACCTACCATGCTATCCATATTATTCCTTTCGTTGAAACAACCATTGATATAAACCGAATATTCCTAAACCAGTACCTAGTAGCAGCATTGTTCCTGGTTCTGGTACTGGTGAGATAGGAGGAACATCATCTGGTTTTTCTTTCTTATCTTTTTTCTCTTTCTTATCATCACTGATATTGTCAAGTGGTTTAGCTATTGCATAGCTTGGTCCAAATTGTACTTTATTCAATCGTAACATACCACCTATACCACCTGCTAATGGTTTTGCAGCAGCAGGTGATTCAGGAATATCACGTATAGATGTATTAGAAAACAGTAGAAAAAGTATTCCGGCCATAGTCAACGCGACAAACAGAACAAGCATAAAAATAGTCACCCATATATTTTTCTTTTTTCTTGGTGTATCATTGTTATTCTTATCGTCATCATCCATATAAAAATTTGTACCTATCATTTGTATATCTCCTTTTAATTACCCACAGGATAAAACAAACATCGAAAACAATGAGAACTTATTTCTCCATGTCCACACAACATAGGTGATGGTTCACTTTTTTTCAAAAACCAATCTTCATGTAGCCGATACGATGAAAATTGATAGCAATAGTATGCATGAGTATCTTCACTTGGGAATACAGCAGAAGATTGTAGTTCAAGTACCTTATCATTTATACGTACTCTCCAGAATCTTCCATTGTTCTCTAATACTTGAACATCTACACGAATACAATCATTCTTTCCACAACATTGTAATTGATCATCGGCAAAATAATCTTGCAACCATTGCAGGTCATTGTCATCATGTGCCCATGTCACAGTAATTAATAACACAATCATTAAATAATTTAATAAGATTCGTTTCATACATTCATCTCATAGTCTAAAAGTTTATCATCTAAATGAAGGATAACGTAACAGGTTATCGCTACACCTACATACAATCCTATAAAAAACGCTATCCCTACTACCACTACCGTACCCATATTTTGGCCTCATGACACCCATAGATGTTATTGCTATGTCTGTGTTCACCAATATTGTAATGCATCCTTCGGTGGAGGAAACAATATGTATCCTGTTGTTCGTTCTACATATTCAGCTATAGCTTTTTTAATATGATGTCGTGATGATTCTTTTGTGGTCGGGCAAAAAATACGGAGAAAATATTCTTTATAGAGTTTTTCTTTATCTCCTTTGTTTTTAAAGAAAGCATTCATTGCATCGTGTCCTGTCAATTTACGTATCCAATATTTCTTTTTGTATACTAATATCACTCCACGAAAATGTAATCCTTTCTCTATAAAATATGGATCTTTTGCACACCAACCTGCAATACATCCTTTGTCATTATGTGGATTATACCACATACCGAAGTGAAGTTTATCATCAGGAATTTGATCATATACCCTTACAAGATTCAACCATTTTTCAATATCAGGCATATGATTAAACATAGGGTTTCCTTTATAACTTGGATAGACTTCTACCATACCATCTCTATACACAATAATCACAGTATATTTTCTGCAAGAACTACCTGCTCATTTTCCATAAAAGAAACTACGTACCCATGTCCTTCTTCTTTATTTAATGAAACAGCATTATAGGTACGTAGTTTATCCCCTGCATACACATCTTGTATTTTTAAAAAGAGTCTATTTTTATAATAAAAATAATCTCCCCGTTTTAAATCTTTCATTGTCATATATTATCCTTTATCTATAACAAGATCCAAGGGGTAACTATCATCTTCTAATAGTTCCCCTTCATATTCAAGTTCATCTACAAGAACATTTAACAAATGTCGGAGTTCTTCTATGATACTTAGGATTCGTTCTTTCTTATTCATTGTTACTCCTTTAAAGTAAATTCTATTTGTATCTTATCACGTTCATCATCATATTGTATATGCATACCATCAATGTGTTTGCCAAACCATTTTTCTAAATAGCGTTGAAGTATATCAGTATATGAAACAGTCGTACACAGGGTATTGTATCTATCATAGTCAGTCATTGATATATGTCCTAATAGTAAATAGGGAACTGTCTTTCTATTTTATCCAGTTCATTCAATCGTATAAATTCTTCATTTAAGCATTGTTGTTTCTGTTGCCATTGTTCCCCATTAATTTCTTCAGATTCAAAGTACAGCATTGTACCATTCATGAAAGATAGTACAGTGCCAGCATCAAACTTTGCTGGTTTACCTCCCCAACACGTATAGAATCCTACATAGGGAACTTCTTCTACCATATCTAAATAGTCTGTAAAACTAATTCTTTTCATCACTATCCCTTATCCATAAAAACCATTCAACAAACGAGTTAAAATGTTTCACAAATGGATGATAGTGAAACACATTCTCCTTTGAACCTATCACCCACATTTTTTTACTGAGGATTAACGCTATCCCAAACTCTACGTGTCTACCACCTTTCGTATATTGTAATGGAGGTTCACTAAAGAACAACAATGCGTCAGCTTTTTGTATATCTTCTATATCTTCAAGACACGCTAGCTGTTCTCCGACACTATGATGTGCATGTATCCATCGTGAAGTAATCTCAATCTCTGGAATATACAGCTTGAGAAAATATTTAATAGCTCGCATTGTTTCTGCATGATCGAATCGTGCTGCTAAATACAATCGCATATGATTCTCCTAAGAGTGTCTACATAGTAGACACTCTCTTTAATTATTTAATATAATGCACTATACGTTATCTTTTGCCCTTGCTTCTTTTTCAGCATTAGCCTTTAAGTGTGCTGTGATATTGTTCCATTGTCCAAGAAGGTATCGTGTTTCTCTTGATGATCGTAAAGCAAGGGCATGAAAATTAGAATGAAGTGGGAACCTCTTATATTGTTTCATTCTCTTGAGACATTTTTCTAATTCATAAACGACTTGATCTGTTATGGTCATTTTTTCTCCAGTTCAATAACACAACTATTAAATTATATAATCCTAAAAGAAACCCTACTGTCATTGCAACTAAAAGGATAGCTAGTATTATGTCCGTCAACATTCCCTATTCTCCCAAGGAAAATACATACCTTTTTGATCATATTTACTTGTTGATTGTACCTTGATTGCCTTATATGGCGGTAAATTCCAGGCTATATACACAAGACTTCGTAGTATCTTACTTTTCTGTATAGGTAATGCTACACTCTCATACATCTTTAATGCATAGTATGCTCGTTGTTTTGCTATGTTCCTCCCTATAGCTTTTTGACATTGATCCTTTGGTGAACAAACTGCATATCCTAATGCAAGGAGTTCACGATCATCATTATATAATGCACATTCGGTTACTAATGGTTTATCATATTCATTTCGATAATACCTGTAGGCTTCTTTCATATGATACCCTTGTATTAAATTATTTAATACCACTCTAAATTGTCTGCACAATTATTTGTTATGTTCCCATCAATATGACGTACTTTAGATTTATTATCAGGATTAGGTATAAATGTTTGTGCAACTAATTCATGCACATAATGTTTTGTTCCTTTATTATTTTTATAAAGGATTACATACAAATAACCTGTTTTATCTTTATATTGTTTTACAAATTCTTCTTCTTTTTTCTTCGTTTTAAACTTTGACATATGCTCTCCTTAAAGTCCTAAAACCATTTGTGCATACGCTTGTGCAGCTTCTTCTGCATCTTCTCTTGTTTCATATGGACCATACACATGCATACCTGCTTCATCCCAAAAGTACCAACATCCCCCTTTATGATAGTCACCTGTTATTTCATCTACCCAACCTTCAGAAATATACTGTACCATATTACCCCCTATAGATATTGGCCTACGTTACCATCAGTAGTTTCTGTTTGTTCTTCTCCTGGTTCTGGATCAAATTTAAAATCACCTGAATTATAGAGTTCTCTATAATGTGGTTTCATTTCAATAGTCAAATGATTTTCAGGGAACTGATGTGCCCATCCAAGTACGGCTGTATAGATAGCAGCTTCAACTAAATTTTCATCTGTCAACCACGTCTCTGTATTCGGTATTAATGCAATCAATGCTTTTTTAAATTGTTCTTTTGTCATATTAGTATACCTTTACTATTAAACCTAAAGGAGTCCATATAGACCATTTTGATTCACAATACATACATTCCACTATTAATTCTGCCCACATATTATTTTTATGATACGTTAATCCTACTGTTGAACACATAGGACATCTGCCTACTTGAAAACACATTGCCCATACGATACCGTGACTTTGCTTCCTTCCTGTTGTACCATAGTAGGTAACTATGACATCATATAATGTTTCTGCTTCATGGCATTGTGCATTAAAAACTAGATGTTGAATACAATTTATTACCTTTCTTATCATTCATCTTTTTTTCTACAAATTGTTCCCATAGTATGTCCTCATATTTATTTAATATTTTTATCAACATGTTATATGTGTACTTCTGGATACCAGGAGCAACACTTTCCCTATTCCCCCCTATATTAAGTATATCATACTTCCCGAATAAAAGCCACTCTATTAATGAGTTTTTTGCAAGATTATATTCATCTTGTTTATATGTCATACCAAAAACAAATAATGGTTTATTATACTGCCCTGCAAGTTTCAACATTAATGCTGTACCAGGACTATTTAAAACTTTTGCAATGACCAATGTAGCATCACTTATTTCTATGTTTGCTTGTGTGCGTCTTTTATAAGAGTAAGTCTTATCTATCAATCCTAATCGTTTCTGTAAACGTACATCCTTGTACCCATTTTCATTTAAGTATCCACTACATGCATACCCACCTGTATTAAGTCCTATATCATGGGCTGCACATAATGCTCCAAGGTCACAGCCTGTCTGACCTCCACTTATAACTTTCACGTACTTCATTCTCTAATTCATGTTGTTGTTGATAATACACCCACCATTGTTCATAGTCAAAGATGTCATCTTCATCACCATCTTGCATTTCATGGGCAAAGAAATCAGGTTCATAACTATTCTTCATCATGAATTGTTCAAAACTTTCATCTCTGTTCATTTCATTATCGCCTTTACATACATGTCCACAACGTAACCATTAATATCATCGGCCAACATTTGTGCATCATACCTATCATGAAACCCCTTCACTGGCATTTTTGCTTTTCCTTTTCCTTCGAATGTACTAAATACCCAAAAACTTGGAACCCAATTTTCTTTGACTTGTTTATTGTGTGCTGTCTTTGCAGGTTTCTTTGCCATAGTTACCTTTCATTTATTTATTTAATATGCTTACATACATATACTCAGTTATATCAGGTTTAAGAAAACCTATTCCTACTAATTGTTCTTGTACATCAAAGTTAAAGGTAATATATCCACACGTCACAAAATATGTATCAGGATTACATTCACACACATGATCAATTTTCATTTGATCAAGTGCATGTATTATATCAGTTAGGTTCTTACTTATATCCATTTGATTCCTTGTCTAAAAATTCTATAAGTTCTTCTACTTGTCTCTGCATTAATTCATTCCATTCTTTACCGCCGATTTCATCAGGAGTACAAAGGTATATATCCCCATTCATAAACCCGACAATAGATGATGCATTGTTTTTTGCTGGTACTCCTTCTGCACAATAATAATAACCCATATCAGGGTTATGGTCGATAAGATCTTGGTACTGTTGGTATGTAATATGAGTCATTGAGTTTTACTTTCTCTTTATATTCTAATACTGCTTCACTACTTTTCCCACAAAAAGGACAAAAGATGTACGTAGGAAACCAGTCAGCTATATGAAACAATTTAATTGTTACCTGTCCACATCCACACAGGTATCGTATGCTTGTCCTATACATTATGTTACTCTGTCTTTTGTAGCAAACATAGCATCATAACATTCTTTACAAGAATACGATAGAATATCTCTCCGAATATACATTTCACTTTTTACTACATTGTGGCACAAATCACAGGTATATATTTTTTCTAATGAATATGGATCAAAATAGAATGGTTGATACAAACATTCATGTAACCATTTAAAGGCACTATTTTCCATTATACTTTCTCCAACCTTATATGATTAAATAGTTCCCATGCGGTATATAATTTTTCTCCATGAAATCATATACCGCATCTTTACTGAGATTGTAGACTATGACTCCTTTTTTAAATGCCTCTGTTCTTTCATATGATAACATTGTGCGTGTTTCAATATATGGTACATAGACAATTTTATGTTCTTCATAGAAAGAAAAATTATATCGACGTTTATAGATGTTGTAAATCAATATATCTAATTCATCTTTATCCATTGTCCAGACCACAGTTTGTTTCATACAAACAAATCTTTAACTCCTGTCAATTTACTGGTACAAAAGAGATGATGAAACTCAATCAATGTGGGCATTTGAAATGATGCAATCATCCGTTGAATTACTTCATCTGGTATCTCTTTTCCTGTTTCCATGAATCTTAGCTCAAGTCGTTCTCGTATTTCATCCATTGGTGTATCAACATAAATTCCTACTCTTACGTAATCAGGAGTTAAATAATTTAATTTTTTTTGTCGTGTCTTTTGTGTAACATTCACTTGATCAATGATGATATTTTTTCTGTCAGCTACAAATTCTGTGTATCTGTCATAGAATATTGTCTCTACAGTATTGAACCGTATCCTATTGAATGCATCGTTATATGACCATCCGTGTACCTTTCCGAGTTCAATAAAAATATCATCAGTGCTCAAGATGTTATACTGTTTCTCAGGCCATTTCTTTTGGATGTTTAACGCTAATCGACTCTTACCACTACCAGGAATACCCATCAACATAATGCATGTTGGTTGCATTAATTCTTGACCTTATACCGTATGTTAGGTAAGGTAGGAACTGATGATCCTACAGCCGTTACAGTATTAATACGTCCTTCTAATCTGTATACTAATGCACTCAATGTTGTAAGAGTGTTAGAAAGTTCGTGTACCTCTCTTTCTAATAAAAGAATACGTTGTGTTAATTCTTCTAAAGATAAAATCATAGTTTACTCCTTTGAGATAATGGTCCTAAAAGTTTCATTAGCTCCTGTGATTTAACGTTAGTCTTAATAACCTTTTCTAAATCATCAGCTAGTCCTACTTTCCCTGTACGTTGTGTAAATGGACTCTTATAAAAGAGTGGTTGTAATTTTTCCCATATGTACTCTGCTGTGACAAGATAATCTTCCCAATCTTTTTTACAGAGTTGACAGAGTATATCCTGACACTTACATCGTGTTGCAGTTTTAGGTAAATCCATAGTTCTACCTTATGCATTACGACAGTATTTTAAAAAACCATGTTCTAATAACAAACAACAGATGTCTTTATAATTTGTAGCAAGTGTACTTCCTAGAAAAAGATTTTCTAATGAACCTATACCTAAATAGGTATGTGGTTCATTCCCGTATCTTGCACAAATTTCTTGTGCCCCATGAGCAGGATACACATAAATATCATAGACCTTACCATCACTACTTTTTACCCAACCAATATATGTTTCTGGATCATGAGCACACAGATTCGACCATTTCATATACATTATTGTATGTATCCTTTTTTATTATAGAGTACAAACTTTCTTGCTGTATGGATTTTTTTACCATCAGAAGTAACAAAACTATATGTTCGTCTCACGTCATCTGACATAACAAACAATATAGGTTGCCAATCAATCAATGAACGTTCTCTATGTTGATAATCATATGAGACTAGCTTACCCCATACGTACCCATTATTTAAGGTTGTTTCAAATTCAACATGAGCAAGTTCAACGGTTTCCATCATAGTAATATGTAAATGAATCGTATCATCTATTCGTCCTTCTGGACCTTTTGTATTATAAGGTACACAGACTTTTTGTTGTACCCAATCTTTCATACGTGTCTTACGTTGTTTCAATCCTTCATAACACACATCACATAAAACAATTGTCCATTTTACCCCTTTTGCTTGAAGTTGTGGATGATCTCTTGGTACAGTATCCTCTTTAAAAAAATTACAGATTTGACAGTATTGTTTCATAGGCTTAACTCTTTTTATGAGATCCTGGTTTTCTAAAATTTCTCTCATTAGGTTTAGGAGTTGTGTTTGTCAACTGGCTTATACTTTTTTGCCATCCTTCAATACGTTTTAATAAATTCTGTTGCGCTTTTTTTCTATCAACATTGTGTCCAGCCATAATTTCTCCTTATTAAATTATTTAATTATTTTGTGGACCACACAAAGATAATTCTAACAATGAACCTGCTATATCAATCTTATCATTCAACTTTACTAATGTTTCATCAATGTCATGTACCCGTGATTCTACCTTTTCAAATTGTTCTGCAATAGCACTATTATTTTCCATCATACATTCATGAATTGTTTTAGCATAATCTGCAAATGCTTCTGATAATAATGCCATACCAGAAGCAAGATTTCCTACAAGATTCGTAAGTTCATCAAAAGTTATTTCTGACATTATTTTTTCCTTTTCTATAATATTTTTGTTGTGCAACATTTTTGTTATATATTAATTATATCTCATTGAGCGATTTTTTGCAAGGTTTTTATATGTGGATAACGTGTATTATATAAACATTGTTCTAACCATGTAACATACGAGTGCTCTGGTTTTGATTGTAAATATTCCTCCCAAAATTTTCCATTCACTAAATGAAACCACTCAGTAAAATTGGTGTTCGATGCAAAGTATGCATACTCTTTTGTTCGTTGTAGTCCCATGTCTGTAGCTGTCCTTTGCTCTGTCATATCATCTGTATAATAAATCATCCGTTCATATTGTTTGTTATAGTTAATGTATCCCGTACAATCAAATTCAAGATACACCAGTGGTACGTTATATATCACTTGTGTTTCACATTGAGTAATCTGTGCTATCATACCTTCTTCAAAGTACCACATGAGCGAATTAGCTTTCTCTGTGAAGCATACGACTACATGAAAATCGTATGCTTTCAGTTCACTATAGGTTAATTTGTTCATTTAATATACTTCTCCATAAGATTTTTTAATAACTCTCGTTCTCGTTGTTCAACAGCTTTCATTGCGACTTCTTTTGAAAGCAATCGTTGCTGATATTCTTCGTCTGTTTCTAAAACTTTATATTCGAAATAAAATCTCACGGTATCATAACCACCATAATTATCACATCGGTATTCTAATCGTATTGACGGACCATATTTATCAATACACATTTGAAATTCTTTTACAAGATCTGTGAGTCGTTCACCACTAATATATATATCATTAATTTGTTTGTAGACGTATTCTTTTTCTTCCATTGTTCTCCCCTTATTAAATTATTTAATTTCTTCCAGAGACGCTAAATCATATCCTATTTTCACATCGGCCACTAATGGTACACTTAATGAACATCCGAATTGTTCTGTTGGTAAATTCTCCATTGTCCACTTCAATTTTTTAGCACACTCTATTGCCTTATGCTCTGGTGCATATGCATAGATAGAGTCGTGTATCGTACCCCATACGTGAATATGGGGATCTTTACTTATCTCTAAGACTGCTAACAAATTCAAATCAGAAGCATCTGCTTGTACAGGTGCATTCGTTGAACGTCTCTCTGCTTGTTGTCGTACCTTATCAACAGAAGAATATATCTGTGGGAGATGTCGTATACGTCCTAACAGAGACACCATATATCCATGTTCATACGCATGAGAGATACATTTCTTATGCCAAGGTTTAATGTTCTTATATGTCTCATGGAACGAAGTATAGTATTTTTGTGCATCATCTAAGGAGAATGCTACACCATAGGATTTTTCTGCATATACTTGTAATCCCCGAAATCCCATGACGTACACTAGGCCAAAATTCTGTGACTTTGCTACTTGTCGATAATGCTTCTGTTTCTCTATAGGTAACTCATAGAATTGTTGTTCCGTAATATCTAAAGTATTATATGCTGTGACTTTATGAAGATCTTTTCCTTCTCTAAATGCTTGCATCATCACAGGATCTTTTGATAAATGAGCAACAAGTCTTAACTCTGCTTGACTCAAGTCTGCTCCAATAATCATGTATCCTGGTGGAGCAACAAACATTTTTCGTATTCTATCAGCATCTATCGTATGTGATGGGAGTACCATCAATGGAGGATTCTTCCATCCTATCCTACCTGTTACTGTTCCTCCCCTACTTCCATCTTCAAAACTTCCCCGATGGAGTATAACAGAAGGATGAAATTTTCCATCTTCTCTAATATGAGTTTTAAACCCTGTAATATACGTACTAAGTATTTTGTTTAGTTCACTATATCGTTTCAGGTACTCTATGAACTTCCCTGCTTTTGGATGTGTTTTAAACTTATAGAGATGATCCTTATAGGATGTTGATGGTTTATGTGATTTTGCTGTGACAACAAATGGTTCTAAGTTTAATCCTTCTGGAGTAAACAAATATTCTTGTAACAATGATGCACGTGTAATACTTAGGTTATCTTTATACTTCCTTTGGAGAGACTTAGGTATAAGTTTCAATGCTTGTTGTGATACTTCAGCAATTTCATTTTCTACCTGTGTCTCTAACTCATTAAGGTATTCAAGATCAACATAGATACCTCTGTATTCAATATCCTCAAATACACGGGCAATAGGATGGAGTAACTTTTGATAAAAGTTCATTGGACCTACACGTTTATGAACTTTACGAATCTTCTTTTCTTCTTCTTGTAACTGTGCTCTAAAAACTTCACCTACCTTGTACTCTGCTATAGCATCACCTATGGCATATGGTCCCAATTCTGCTATGGGTACTTCTGCCATATTGTTCTTATCATATTTTTTATTTAGTGCGCTATCGTATCCTCCCCACGGTGTAAATATACGTGAATGAAGTGTAAGACTATTCGATCTATTTTCATCTAACAATGAACCTATCAATGTTGTATCACATGCAAAATTTGTACACGTAATACCATACTTTACCTTTAACCATAGCAAATCATACTTGAGATTTGCACCTTCTACTTTCCAGCTTTTTTCATTTAATAAATAATTTAATTGCTCATGAATCTTCTTGGGCAATTGTCCATTGATGTACACTCCACAAGAATATTCACCAGAAGAAAACGTAAAACAGATAATATAATTTGCAGAGTTAAATGGATCTGAACCTTGTGTCTCTATATCAAATGCTACCCATTTGTTGATGTTAATATGTCCACAGAGTTCTGTGAGATCTGATACCCATGCCATAGGAGGTAATGTTACATCAAACGAACCATTTTCTTCATATCGTATAAGTTGTTTTAATCTCCATATGAGATCAAAGTTCTTATTATAATCTTCTTCAATATCTTCTGGATGATACGTTGGTAAAATATATGCATTTTCATACGCATATATTTCATCTTGTAATGAAGCTAGTGTTCTGTTTTTTGCAATCAATCCTTCTTTCTTTAATACACCTAATACCTTGTCGCCTAATGCTAACACTATGCCATCAGTAGGAACAGTAGGAACATTATGAATCTGATAATCAAATCCTTTAAAGAAAGATAAATACCCTTCTAACGTATGTGACCATATGGTAATCATACTGTACCTCTACATGAAAGAAAAGATTGTAACTGGATGCGGCCAAGGGGTTATCCATTCGGTAACATCTGCTAATGCATATAAAATTCCCCCGATAACAATTAGCTTATGGAGTTTATTATTCACCATAAATCGTCCTGACCAATAATTCGTATTGTGATTAAATCCTAATTTCTCTATATATTTTATTATTGTTTCTCTTTCTGTTTCATTTATACCATCATGAATATAAATATGAAACGTTATGTATGTCGGACTTACTTTGACTGTCACATCTAATTGTTCACTTTTTGCAACAACAAGATATTTTGATCCGGTTTTTCCTACAACAGTATCATACATGCTGTGTGTATTTTTGTCCATACCCTCTCCATTTCCATTCTTCTTTTTCTTTTACTTGTTCATAGTCTAACGGATAGACTTCTAAACCATACTCCATAAGGAATCTATATTGTACCGTTGTCTCTACTGCCTTATGACAATATCTCTCTCTTAAAGTATACAAGCTTAACTTGTCTTTTGTCAACTGAAATAAAAGAATAGAAAGAAATAATCCTGTTCTCCCATGTCCACCAAGACATCCTACAAATATAGGGCATCCTTCAGTCACAAAGATAGCAGCTTTTTCTAAACATTGATTAAATAATTTAATATTCTGTGGTACACCAAAGTTTGGTATATGGTGTACCGTGATATAAGGGGTACGTGGAGTTTTTATCGCTCCATCTAAAAAGAAATAATGATCTGCTATACCTCTTGGTACATCAAAGATTGAACCTCCGTGTATAGCAGTATCATTAATCATAAAAACTGGATGTTTACATCTTTCTTTTTTCAACGAGAACCTCATTTACCAAAGGAAATGGTAGATACGTAAGTTTACCCTCTAACTTCACAGCAATAAGATCTTTCAGCATCTTATATTTCAGTAGATACATTTCATCATTCTCTACAGCTAATGGAAACATCTTTTCATAGTCCATCAATTTTTCATAGGTTTTATTTGCATATATTTGTTTAAATATATTCTCTGAATACTTCAACAAAACAGGTAATTTTCCTTCATGTTGAATATCTAATAGGGCTTTAAAGAATGGTCTGCTTGGTTCAAATACTATACCTTTGTTAAAAATGTCTGATGTATTATGCTCCAGGTTGAAACATAAGTCCACAAACATTTCTGTCGTGAGTTTTCCTTTAAAATAATCTAAGGCAAAATCTGTAATGGTTTTCCAGTTCTTTCCCCCGCATGACATACCGAAGCATCCACACACAAACAACTTTGATATAGATTGAAGCAATGTACTGATTGATAGCTGTGATGTTTTCAAAAACTTCACAGCTTGTTCAATAGATTTCAATGGACCTGTATTCCGTAAAGACATAATGACTGCTGCTGTTTCCTTGTTCTCTGGTAATTGTGCCCATGCTTTGAAGTTAGGGTTCTTATTATACGCATGTCGTGTTTCTCGTAAACAAATGAATAAAAGATACACAACTATGTGCTCTGCAACTTCTAATGTCGTCTTAATATAATCATCTACTATACGTTGTTTTTCTTGTAGATCACCATATAAACCATAGAGACTTTCCAGAACGTTTACTGATTGATTGAGATAGTAGAACGCAAACATATCTGCTTCTGGCGAACGTTTATGTTTCCCATAAAAATCATACCATTGATATAAACGTTCAGCCAGAACAGGATACATAAATGATCTACGTACAGGTGATAAATACAGATCAATAACTGGCATGATTTTTTTCCTTAGAATCTATTGACGAATGATTCTTGCTCTGGTGTTTCTATTGCACGCTTATCATACAACAAACGTACTTCTTGTATTGGGTTTTTACTCCCATGCATCTTGAGTAAACATGCAATGCTCATACCTGTTCGACCGTAACCACCTTTACATCCTATATACACAATTTTTTCTTTCTTCGCGTGACAATAGACCTCTGTTAATATATCCCTAAATGCACTCTTATCCCGTGGTACTTTAAAATCTGGTATAGGGAACAACCAATCATCTGTATCATTATTCACATTATAATATTGTTCTTCTAAACATAATCCTCTGATATTGCTCGGTTTTTTATAAAATGGTCCTGCTAAAATAATATAGGGATTCGGAGCATCAACAATAATTCCTTTTGATGAAAACAAATGCAAATCATCAAAGGATGGAACACACTTGATTTCATCTCGTTGTACTGGTACTTCTACTGTATTCCATTGAAAGAAACGATTAAATAATTTAATCCAGCTAAACATAATTCTCTCTCCTAATGGGAACGTTCTTATATGCACTGATAAACACATGAGCAATAGATGATGTTGTACGTTTTCCTATCCACATAAACACAGGGGATAGAAGTTCACTATAAAAAGGTAATTCATGATTTTGTTTGAGTATAATAACTCCTTCTTTATTTTGTGCGGAGTATGTTAAAGCACAGGTATAATGCTTCTTTGCCCAATTATGACGTATTTCTGTTACCGTAAATTTTACATCTCCTACAAAAAAAGAATCATTAACAGGTAAACATATTCCTAGTGTTCCGAATGTATGTGACATATATGCATCCTTTTTATAATGTTGTTTCTATCATCTCCTTCAACAATTCATCATGAGTAAATATAATATTTTTATCTGCATATGTTACATCTTTTGCTCCTATAAAAGTATAATAGTTTTCAAGATATTTGTCAATCACTTCTTGATCAACAAACTTGAGATAGTAGGAATGTATGTTATCTGCCCGTTGAACATAATAAGTACGCATGACCTTTTGTAGTGGTTTTATTCTTTTACAAAATTCATCATAAGGAAACATAAACCATGATGGATCTAATATAACGTTCTTACCTACCATCTCTAATGGAATATACGGATTCACTAACACAAACGGATCTTTAAAGTGTGAAAAGATATACGTCCATATAGAATCTATCTTTTTCAACAAAGCCGCATCTTTTACTATCTTCCCTTTTCCTTTATATAATCTATCATGTGTTGTGTCTAATGATACAGGTTCACCTTCAAGAAAATATAGATCACCCATATTCAATGAAGGTTTAATAGGATCAAAAGTAGCATCAATATTTAATAAACAGGGTTTTTGTAAACTCCGCGCTAATACAGCAGCATGAGATGTTACACCACCTGTTAAAGCAATGATACCTTTACATTTTAATAGAGCAGGTATCATTTCTGTTGTCGTATATTCTGTACAATAAATTGAATCTTCTGTACAGTTATCAAGATTAAATGTTAATCGTCCTACAGCAACACCATTACATGCACTTTTCCCTTGGAGAAAAGGTGTATCTTTAGGGATATTTAATTTATTCATATCCAACATAAAATCTTGAAGTGTTAAATTCTTTAATGGTATACGATTTTTCTTCAAGATGATGTTTTCATACAACATCGTGATTTTTGTGCTTGATGGAATTTTTGCATCACGTGTTTGTAAGAAATATAATTTCTTATTGTACACTGTCCATTCAATATCCTGTGGATATTTGTAATGATTTTCTATTTTCTTAGCATTCGTGCGTAATGCTTCATATAACCGTGTACCCATTATTGCAGTAAGATCTATTGGCGTCATATGACCTGAAACAATATCTTCACCTTGAGCATTACGAATAAACTCTCCTTGTATTGCATCAGAACCTGTTTCAAGATTCGATGAAAACATAACACCTGTAGCACCTTCAGAACTATTACCAAATACCATTTCTTGTATAACAACACCAGTACCTATATCTTGTAGATGATTGTATTTTCTATAAGCATCTGCTTCTGGTGAATCCCAAGATTCCCATACAGCTTTAATAGCATAAAATAATTGACTCCCTAGATCGAGCATTTCAGGAGTCTTTTGCTTGTGGCCTTCATATTCTGCTTTAAGATTTTTCAATGATTGTACAGGATTATCATACACATAGGTACTATGGAGAGGAAGTCCTAAGACAATCTCTCCAAACATTTTCCTAAAACGAAAGAGAGAATTAAAAGCTGTTTCATCCCCTAATTGTTCCATCCATCCTTTGAAATTTTGTACAGTTAATCCTACGTTTAAAATGGTACTCATAAGTCCAGGCATTGAATATGGAGCACCAGAACGTACAGAGACTAATTTCTTCTCAAAGTATGGTACAAGTACCTGCTTAATCACATCTACTAACCGTAGCTCTGCTTGTGTTTTATCTTTTTTATAGAGTCGGCAAAAATTTGTCGGCAACACAACAAAGAAAGGAACATTAATACCTTCAATAGACTTCAGTCCAAAAAGATTACTCCCTTTATTCCCGAAGATTTGTTTATGATATTGTACAGGAAGTTCTTTATATTTTGGATCATTACTTTTATAGAAAAAATGTGTCTTAAACATTTGTATCCTCTAATCTCCTATAATAGATCTAACTTTTTGCACACGATTTTCTAATGTATCCCAAGGAACAAAGTATATAGGATCATTTTGTCGTAAAATTGCCTTATTATTGTAACTAATAATAAAATCATAATAAAGTATCTGTAATGCATAGATAACAGATTGATCTGTAATTCGTATGGAATCTTTTTCTTCTTCTACAACAGGTGGAGATTCAATATAAAACAAATAATCATATGTTTTTAATGACCTATATACTTTCCGTTGATACATTTTATAGGTGTCTTGTGATACTACTGATGCACAACGGAATATGGTATGAAGAAAGACATCAAGTAACGTTCTATCAGATATAAACTCTCGTAATTCCTTTTCTTCTTCTATACGATAGGTAAACATATGATGCTGACACTTATAAATATCTTCTATTGGCCTTTCAAGAAAATCATCATTCGTATGAAAACCATGTTCTGCTGCTATCTTTCTTGCACAACTCGGTAAAAATGGACTATTAACTATTTTATTCTCAACTAAGTATTGTGCTAATGTTGTTTTCCCACATGCAGATAACCCCATGAACCCTATCTTCATTTACGTTTTCCTCTTGAAAGAAACCATTGTATAAACAAAAATGTACCAATATTTATTATACACAATAATACGATAAAAAGCATAAAATTAAACAAACCAATCGTTTCCATATCTGTCATTTGCTATTCCTCCCAAATAAAAAAATCATGAGAAGAATAATTGCACATACAAATGTGCCTATCAAAACAAATATTCCAAGTGAGATAAGAAAAATTTCCATATTTATCTAAGATATATCCACATTAAAAAAAAACAAGAAAAATGAAATAATAAGTATCCATATATTTTCCTTGATGTACACTTTAACATGGGCTGTTTTAGACAGCCCCATTAAATTATTTAATTCTTCAAACAGCCACCGTATCATCACTGTCTTTCATATCAACATATGCAAACATACCTGCTTGTGAAACTTCAAAGTTCTCTATTGCCTGTCTGTGTGGTTTCATACCACCTTCTACACACTTACGTAAAGCTTCACCCCTTGATTCAGCTTCAACAACAAAGATAGATTTCGTGTGAAGGACAACTTCAAATTTTGGCATTTTAACTATCCTCTATATGAGTGTGTTTTTGTCTATAATAATTATACCCATTCTTGGGATTTAAGTCAAGTTTTTCTTCATCCGTAAGAAACTGTTGATACTTATATTTTTCTTTTTTTAAAGGTTCCATTTTTAATTGTTTTTGGCCTTCATCGGTATTTTTTCTAAATTTTTTCATACTGCGTTTTTAATCCTTTCAAACATTTCTTCTGCTCTTGGTGAATGAATTTCTAAAAAATCATTACCAGAATTAAACCATACTCTAAGTTTATTGTCAAGTTGATCAACTGCTGCTAAATCAATTCTATTTAGTATCAATACTTCTTGTGGATGATAATACATAATGTGGTTTTCACCTTCTTCTGGAATTTCTGTAAGACTATTAATTGTTTTCTCTAACAATTCTCTTGCAACATCATTTATGTAATAAACATAAGAAAAATTTCCATAAAACCCTAACATGAGTTCATCATGGGCTTTATCGTAATAGGCACACGTTAAATTATTATGGTTCATATATAATTTCATACATAATCCTCCGTATGCTGTTTATTAAGTTCTATGTTTCTTGCACCTTGATACTTCCCTTGATACGCTACTTTGACTGTCTCATGTAAATGAAAACGTACTTGAGCAATACCAACACCAGCATAGAGTTTTACAATACATGGATTAAAATTTGAGACTTCAATTGTTAGGTTGCCTTCATATCCTGCTTCAATAGGTGTAATATGTGGCACTATACCTATACGTGCAAGTGACGATTTTCCCCAACATTCAGCACTAACATTAAGAGGGAGTTTCAATCTTTCTGTTGCTAATCCTAATATACGTCCATATGCTGGTATATGGACGTAATCTTGTTTAACAAGTTCGTAATTTTCTATATTATCTTGTTGTAATGAATCAATCATATAATTTTTTGGTGGATTAAATACTAAAAAATGTGGCTGTAAGGTAATAACGTAGCCAGCAGGATCAAGACCGTAACTGAGTACAGATTTTACTTTATGATCAATAAATGGATCAATCATCTGATGATGTTTTACATACTCACAAATCATAGTATCTGTTAAAAGCATATTAATCTCCAGTGCTTAAATTAAAGTTTTCACCAAGTTCTTCTGTAAGAATTTGTAGTTCTTTTGTCCGTTTATCTACAAAATCTTTAGACATATAATACGACTTCTGTTTATCTTCATAGACAATAAATGTCTCGGTAGGAAATTCATAGTCAACATGATCAAAAATATCATGAAAATATTCCATTGTTTCTACATCATACTTTTCTTCAAGGTACGCTAATACTTCGTCCATATCATAATACTCTAATGTTCGGACTTTTGGTTTGTGCATTTAATAGCATCTCCTTTCGTATCTATAATGCATATGACACCAACCTACTCTATTATTTGTGCAACGTCTTTGTGGAGCATATACAATTGGCGGTTGTACATACACATAAGCACCACCACGATATACACGTTGTCTTTCTCTATTGTGCCTATGTCCATGATGTCTATGTTGGTGTGCGTGTCTTTTATTTCTTCCATGCCAATGTGGATGTGAACCATGTGCTAATGTAATTTCTACATTCTGTGCTTCTGCACGATTAATTAAAGTAGGTACTCCAAGAGACACACACCACATTAATAACCCACATCCAATAATTTTAATCAGGTTCATCTGGTTCTTCTTCATAAGGTTTTTCCTTTACTGATAAAACTTCTACGGTTGTTTCATACATATCTTCTTGATCTATGGCACTAAAAAATTTGCCATCAAGATACTGCATGACAAGATCCTTTGCTTCTTCTTCTGTTTCACAATCAACAGTAAAAGCGGTTTTAATAATTTCTTGAATATGAACTATGAACATAACTATCTCCTTTTAGTTAGGTACACATTGTTGTAACCAATGAGAATCAGTAGGACCATTAGGCTCTGCGGCATAAAAACCTATAGTCATATCAATACGTGGATTTTTAAAAAACTTATAGTATCTTGCACATGTACCATTGTCAAAAATATATGGTGTAAAAGAATATTTATCTGGAAAGCATTTATTCAAAGTAAGAAGATAATGAATAACATTCGTTGTACACGTCATAAGATCTTCACCAACAGCATACACCACATAATTTGTAGGACTTAACTGTAACTGATGTTCATTCCTACCAACTACAACTGCTTCATAATATTTGAAAATCATGTGTTTCCTTTGTGGGCATTTGTAGATGCCCACTTTTAATTAAATAATTTAATCTTTCTATCGTGGTAAGGTTTGGATTAATTGTAGTACGGCTAACAATACTACAGGAACCCATAAAGGACACCAATTAGCAGCAGATAACGCTGCTAATATTAACGCAAGAATCGCTAAAACTACACTAACTGTAAGCACCATGTTATCCCCCTATACACCATTCGTAAATGGTTCTTCATGTATACCATCTAACAAAACACCTAAATTAAGTTTATCTCCCCATTTCGTATACAGGTTATCCAATTCACACACAAAAACCCCATCATGAACAACAACTAACCCTTCATAACACACGTATACTCCATCAGGAATATGTACTTCTTGTCCTGGTACGTAACACATACTATGTGCATCAACTTTTATTTGACACCCATTTTCACCATAGACATCATAATTCATTAATCACATCTCCTATAAGTACGATAACCATACCAGTTTCCATATCTATCATATTGTCGTTGACGATGTGTATAACATCGTCGATAACGATATGAAGGTGGAGTTACGTACACAGGTGGAGCAGGTTGTACATATACAGGTGGAGTAGTAATTGTTACAGGAGCAGGAGTCACAGAGACATTACCATATGGATCTACTGCTGCAACACATCCACCTACTAATAATCCAATACCTATCATTAAACCAGCAATACTCTTTTTCATATTACAATCCTTGTCATTTGCAATAACATAGACTTTTGATAAATCAACTCCCCCGCACCGAATATAATCAGACCCTCCATCCACAAATGTCTGATTTTGACATGAACATTGGTGAAAATCATGCCTATGTTTTGACTCTAAAATTTCTCCACATTCTAAACATTGTACTTTACTCATACCAATATCCACTTGTTTTTTTCAAGTATCTCTATTGTTACAGGACACATGTTTGCTTCTTTCACTTCTTCTAGCATCAATTGAGCTACTGTATGTATTTCTTCTTGTGCATGGGCTGAATTTCGTAACATTTGATAATTCGCAAATGAACGAAGATTCATTGTTGTTACACGTTCTGTCATATTATTCTGTGGCAATACTCCTCTATAAAATTCTCTCAGTCTTTTATACTGAGTGTTTGTAATCAAACCCATTTTTTCATGTTGTTTCATACGTTCTAAACACGTTCTATATAAATCATTTGCACGTCCACAGATGTATTCATACTCTCCTATTAAATCATCTTCATAACAATCATAGAATACATTCAAAATATCCTCTGGCATTTTGAGCCATTCATTAGGCATGGTTCTATATCGTCCACTCATACCATTATGAGATGCTATCCTATGTGTCATGTGTTGTCTATCTGTGCTTATAGGAATTTTCATCCAGAAACGAAAGACAACACTTTCAAAAGGACTACCATGTACGTGTCCTACATCTTCTAATGTTTGTATTGGACGTGTAAGCACTTCTGTTAAGATTCTTTTTACATCTTCATCTGTACGTTTTTCTTTTCCTTGTAATGTTGTACTTGAAGTCCATGCACTTTCAGCAATTGCCCTATCATCACCTAGCCAACCTTGTAATTCAACATGTATCTGGCCTTTATTCCTCATAATTCACCTATGATTAAATTATTTTTGACTATGCACGACATTTGCTGATTCATAAATATAGACATTCTTAGGAAGTGTATCAGTATAGACTTTGACAAGATCACGTTCAAGTAAACCGTATCCAATCCCTGGAAAGTTTACCACAACACGATTGTAATGTCCAGCAATCTTCTGAAGGAGTTTACAAGAGTATTCAATAAGAGGCAAACTCGAAGGCTGTTGATAATTCTTCTTTGTTTGAAAAATCCCTATATGTTTTCCTTCAATCTCTGTAATAATCAAAACCCCATATTCACCTAAATGTCCACACACTTCACGTACTAATTGTCCTGCTTCAAAAGCAATATGCGGATATTTTTTTGCTAATCTTCCTGCTGCTCCTACTCCCATCACCAATGAACCATCTTGTTTTATACATGAGTTTGCGGTAACAAGAAATAAATCAGCCAAACCTAATTCATTAAACATTTCACCTGTAAGATACTCAGGCATTTTCATATCCTTCTAGTTCTGTTATTTCAATCAACATATGAGGATATTTTTGTGTCAATATTTGCAACACATCGTCTAATGGTGTTTCATCAATTAAATTATTTAATTTTTTCTCTTTATGATACTCCTGTTTCTCTACATTTGTTTTTAATAAATACTCTAATACTTCATAGAGATATGCAAATTTATGTGCATATTTAATCGCTTCTAATTGTCCATGTATTTTTTCGTATTTTTGTAAAGGAACATAAATTATAGCTTTTTGTCTCTGAATAATTTGTGTTTTTTCTTGATCATTAATATATTGTTTATAATTTTTTGTAGATAAATTTTGTGCTGCTTGAAGCATATCATCTTTATTATGCTGTGTAATATACCGCATAAATGCTTTAATGCGCCACCAAGGTACATCTTTTAAATCACGAAATTTTATACCAAGATGTGAACACATTTTATATAAATTAATGTATGAAGTAACATCTTTTGTATTTAAATTTGGATATTCTCTTTGTAAATATACCCAAAAATTACTATGTTTATCTTTATACACTTTTCTTTCCTTTATATCATATAAGTATGCTCCTAATCGTATTTTGTTTTCTAAATCAATATCAATATATTTTTGAATCATTTCTGGAGTTACTGTACTTTCCATATTTTATCCTGTACAGAATATTTCCACGGACTACTTTTGTTCTGTAAATAATGTACTCCTGTTATTGCTATACCTAATGCATCTCGTAAGTGTTCATTAGGTAATAACAAATTCCATGTTGTTTTTAGTCCCATTGCGACATCTTTTTTTGTGGCTCTCCCATTACCCGTAATAAACTTCTTCATTGTCAATGGAGCAACTATATATAACGGACACCAATCATACAAATACTCTCGTAATAAAATATTGATTGTTGCTAAAAGTTCTAGCACGTTTTTATTAGGTGATCCCCATGAAATACCTTCCATAAAGATTGCTGTGACTTTATAATCTTGTGCTATCCATTGACATTGTGTAGCGAGCATCCTTGCTCCTACTAATCCTTTTTTCTCTATATCATACAATTCAGTATATCTTATCTGCAAGTTCTCATTGAGAACAACTATACCTGTATGCGTGCTAGGATCAATACCCATAATAATCATCTATACCACATATATAATAACATTATAACAAATACTAAACAACCATATTGTATAACTGTCATTATATCCCACAAAATATTTCCTATATACATTATTTATACTACCTCTTGTGATTGTTGTTCTTCTATATCTGTTTGGCCTGAGTCTTTTACTAAACCCTCTCCTACAAGGAACGTATGGCTTTTAAATTTCCAGAAATGTGTTGAACCATTTTCTCTTTCTACTCTGAATACAACACCTTCCATATAATGAGAAGGATCTAATGGTTCTGGACGTTCTACAAATTCAGAAAAATCAGGCAAAACATCAGCAAATGTCATATGATCTTTATAGGTTTCATGCCCAACAGTATACATCATAAATTCATGAACATGAGTAAGTTGAAGTTGTTCACATCGTTTCTTCACTAATGACCAAGGTACTTCATAGACTTCACCATCTTCATTCGTCCAAGTGATTCTATAAACGAGTAATTTTCTTTGATACGGGAAACATCCATACTTAAAGAACAATTTATTCGCTTCATCAGTATTCGCTTTATATTGTTTTTGTATTTCCTTGGGCAATTTTTTTAATTCAACACTTGGCATAATAGGTTGATACGGACTAATAAAGCCTACGTGTTCATAATAAATTGTTTCGCCTTTATGCAATTTAATATCTTGTACGTCATCAAATCGAAATGATTCATCAGAATAATAACCCCTTGTCTTACCCCTATCTGGAAATAAAAATGCAAGGAAGGGCAACCTCTGACTCAAAAAATGCCTATTCTGATAGGCTTCTGTAGTGCCTTTAATAACTCTCCGTGACCCTACCCAATGTTCATATCTTGGTTTTAATAGCCATGCTACCTTGTTCAACCATTTGTTCTTATATGGTGTACGATTGATACCTCTATGCAATCGTCCAGAAGTCCCATGTGCTTTTGCTGTAACATAAATCCTATCACCTATAGATACATGTTGATTCAAATGATACCTGAGATGATCTGTGTCTACATGTTCTAAAAATGTAGGGACTTGTGCTTTCCGTACAACTTTCTGTTTACCAGGAGTTGACGATTGTCTTACTGGTATCACATAACGATTACAGATTTCTGTACCATTAATAGCAGTAAATTGATACCCTAATGGTGCAGTTTCTAATATCTCATGTCCTTTACAATAGATTAAATAATTTAATCCACAGACGAATCCTTGACTCTTTATTCCCCGAAATGATTGTGCTCGTACACGTCTTTTTTCATCAAAATATCCACCACCTATTTTTGTCCCTGTTGCATCGTATCGTGCAATCAGATCGTTCTTTTCACAGAACTCCTGTGAAAGCTGTACATCACAATCAAAGTATAATACACGATCTTCTACCTTTGCATCTAACCCAACAATAACTCGTTCACCTAATACTGTAGCAACTTGTAATCTATCAGCATTAGGATGTTTTTCAAGACGTGTTATGTGTGCTAATGTGCAAATACCCGACACTTTTTTTCTCCTGTCACTTGAGTAATTTTTTTACCAGTTTTACAAAATCAACAATCGTAAATAACACTAACCAGCAAGCGATTGCTACCCACATCCATAAAAGATATGCAAATGAATGTTCATCACGATACCTTTTAATAATATCTTGTAAGTCTGTTTTCTCTACTTCCACTTCCTTGAATATATCAGAAATAAGTGGTTTAGAATACACTAAAATAAATACAAACATATACAGAACAACTAATATCCAAAACATTATGAACCCCTGTAATGTAAAGAAATTTTATCTGTTACTATGTAACACGTATCAAGTTCATGATCAAGTCGAACAAGATGATTACCTGTTACTAATGAAATCATATGAATATATGGCATATCAATTTTAAACACTTTATATGCTAATGCCTTTGTTTCTGTTACATAGAGAATAAAATCTCCAGGTACAACTTCTTTTCCTTCATTATCAAAAAACTTCTTTTTAGTCGGGGTTAAAATCATTGCTAAACCATACCTCTCCATTGACGTTAAATTCGTCATAGATTGTTGTAAGATAGTCTCGCAAAATAAATAAATTGGCTTTTATCTGTGGATCTCCTGTCTCTAAAATATTCCGTTCTAATATTGGCATATCTTTAGCTGTCATAGTAATTGCACCACGAATAGGATACAACATTGCATGAGTTATAATGTGTGTTACATAATCATAGTACCCATACTGATATTTTTCCTCCACATAATCTAATACTTGTTTTGCATTATACACTATTACTTCTTTGCCCGTTGGTTTCTCCATAAGTATCCTAACATAATTAAATTATTTAATATATAGTATACACCAAAAGGGGAGATTTGTCAAGGATACACAAATACTCCCCATATAAGTAACCATCCTACAAATGTTGTTATTCCTACACACCACAGTCAAAAGAACCAATTACACACATATCACCCACAGAGAGAAGTTAAACATTGTGTGCATCTTTTACATCCTTCTTGATACACCATTTGTCCACCACATTCTTTACATAAAGATCCAGCAGATACACCATCTGTTACAAAATCTTTTAATAGTCGTATGACTCCATTTCTCCATGTGTGAATTGAATCACCATCTAATCGTAACTTCTCTAACACAGATATAACATAGTTGGTCGGCATTTGATGCCTTAATAATCCACTAATTAGGCGTGCATAATTTCCGTAGATATTCTCCCCAAGGTTATTAAGTAACAATGACCGTTGTTCAATATCTGAACTGTAGGAAAGCCAATATTGATTGTGTCTGTTTGCTTCTTTTATTTTCACAATGATAGAAGGTTTATGAACATCTATAGGCATTGATTCAGGAAATTCACCAGCAAACAATTCATACGGTTGATCATTTTTTAATCCTATAACACCTAACCATTTCTTTCCTTCATTCCAAAAGGTAGATAATTTTCCTGGTAAAATCTCTGGACGTTTTTCAAAGGCAACAGATTTTTGTTTCTTATGTATGTCTACGAGCACTCCTGTACGAGAATTAGCCCTATAAATTGTGACACCTTTTAATCCTAATGCCCATGATTGAAGGTAAATATCTGCTACCTGTTGTTCTGATACATTTTCGGGGAGATTCAATGTAGAAGAAATAGCAGATGTCGTATAGTGTTGTACCATAGATTGTATGCGGATTCTATTGTAGGAGCTAATTTCTTCTGCACACGATTTGTGCCACGGTGAAAATACATATAAATATTCTAAATTTTTTTCTGTTAAATTATTTAATTCATATGTATGTAAATAATCATATGTTTGTATAATCCATTTTTTGAACTGTGGATGGAGTACAAAATATTCTTGCCATTTATCCCCATTTTGATCTATAAAATCTTCATGTTCATGTTCTATTTTTCTTCGGCGCACATAATACGGTTTAAATAATGGTTCTATACCTGATGTTGTTCCAGTAAGTATTGACACTGAACCTGTAGGAGCTACACAACTCCAGTTGACGTTTCTTCTCCCATGCATTTGTAGATGTTTTATTAACCAAGGATATTCTTTCCGTATCATTTCATAGAATGAATTGCGGCCTTGAAGGTTATCATCAAACTCTAATTCAAAATTAAAAAACTCAAAAGGTCCACGTTCTTTTGCAAGGGTTATAGACGTATCTAACTCCACTCGCATTTTTATATACATGATTTTTTCAGTTAATTCTAATGCAGCTAAAGATCCATATGGTAAACCTAATGCTGCAAACATATCCCCTAATCCTGTTAAACCACATCCACATCGTCTACCATTGATTGCTTGTTCTTTTATACGTTTCCATAAACGTAATTCACAATCTTTCAAATAATCAGGACCAGGATCATTGATAATTTTGTTGATGATTTTATCTACAGCTTCTATTTCTAAATCAACTAAATCATCACCTAAGCGTAATTGTAAACCTGCTAATTGTTCTAACCGTTGAAAATTAAATGTTGCTTGTGCAGTAAATGGACGATCAACACATTTTAACAAGTTCAACACAATGAGTCTACAGGTATCACCTACAGCTTGTGGTATTTCTCCACACGCATTTGTACTCACAGGTTTCAATGAAGGATACACACTAGCTGGATCATAGTCTACCATTCTATCCCATAGAAACAATCCTGGTTCACTATGTTCTCTTGCATTTTTAATAATAAGATCCCATAACTCTTTTGCTCGGATTCTTTTAATGTATCCGAATGATGTAGGTTCAAGCACGTTATATGGTGCAATTCGTATTTTATCCCCTTCATCATTCATATCATGTTCATAGAAATTATAATCACTAGGGTATCGTAACACATAATCTGTATCATGCTGTACAGCATGAATAAAATCATCACGTATCTTAATGCTAATGTTTGCGCCAGTAATTTTTGTTCTGTCATTCTTTACGGTGACAAAATCATAAATATCAGGATGCCGTACATCTAAAGAAATTAAACACGCTCCCCTACGTCCTTCTTGAGCACATTCACGTGTACTATTCGAGAAACGTTCCATAAATGAGACTGCACCTGTAGATGTTTGTGCAGCATTATTAACTGTTGATCCTTTTGGCCTGAGAAAAGAAATATCTAAACCATATCCCATTCGTCTTTTTGCTGACTGTACGACTTGTTGATCAAGATCTAAGATCCCTGCATAGGAATCCGTATCAACACCAAGTACAGTGCAATTGCTAAGAGAAACCACCGTAAAATCATTACCAGCACCATACATTACACTCCCTTGTGGAATGATACTCCAATCAGTAAAAAAGGATAAAATAGATTCTTCACTTATAGGATTAGGATATTTTAATTCGATACGGGCAAATTCACGTGCAAGTCGTTGATGCATCATCAATGGAGAATTTTCTAAAAACTGTCCTTCCTTATTTCGTAGTGCATATTTGTTCATCCATACTTCAGAAGCAAGTACGTCCTGATTAAAATATTTAATCGTTTCACTATATACTTCGTCACGACTATACATTGAAATCCTTTCCTTCAATATACTCTTGTTGTAATCGCTTACTTATTACTTCACAGTATTCTTTTTCTTTTTCAATAAGGATAAATTGTCTACCAAGATTTTTACATGCTACCCCTGTTGTTCCTGAGCCAGCACAGTTATCTAAAACTAGCTCACCTTCTTGTGTATACGTTTTCACAAGGTATTCACATAATTCTACAGGTTTTTGTGTAGGATGTAATTTACCTATTTGAACAGCATTGGAGATATTTATTAAATTTTTAGGATAGTATTCATTTGATTTTATTTCGGATTTTGTAGGGATAACGTTATAATTATCACTTACAGTATATCCACCTTTATTTCTTGGTTTTCCGCGTATTTCCATTTGCGGATAATAGTTTACTTTCTGCAATCCAAACACTACAATATCTTCACAAATTTGAAATGGACGTATTTTTGCTGTAACGAATCCAGCACTATTGTTTTTATTCCAAACCCAACAATGCCTATACATAGACAAGTTACTCATAACTAACATGCTTGTAAATGGCTGTGATGCATGTAAGACTATTGCTCCATGCTTTTTTATGATTCGTATATACTGCTTCCATAATAAAGTAAATGGAATAGGTATATCCCATTTACATGCAGTTGTTCCATAAGGTAAATCACACAATATCATATCTATACTGTTATTTTTTATACCCTCCATTACTTCTAAACAATCACCATGTAGTATTGTATGCATATTATTTTATACCATAATATTGTCTTGTGAGTAACACAACGTCTCTTGCATCATCTAATGCTCTATGATTGACTTTTTCTGGTAGTTTAGCGCGTTTTTTACATTCTGCTAAATCTGGTATACGAACATCCTTTACATCAACAAACCATGAACCAGGATCTAAATGTCGATGTGGTAACTTTACATGATTTTCAAAAGATGGAAGTTTTTCTAAAAACCCTAAATCAAAAGATCCATAATTCTTTCCTGCAACAATATAGGGAGAATCATATTTAATAGATTTTAACCATTGTTTTAATGCTCGTCCTACGTTCTCTGGATCTAAAACTCCTGACCATTGTTGATAAAAATTAATATAATGTAAATCAAGTGTATCAATTATCTTTGTTTTTGTTTTTAAAATTTCTTCAAATAATACTTTGTTCATCTGATACGCTACAGGTTCCCAACAATACAAAGGATGTTGAATAAGACAATGAAAATATGGACACACATTAATATCTTGTGGATTCTCTGTATCATCATAAACAACAGCAATTTCTATGATTTGACACTTCTCTTTATTTAATCCGGTTGTCTCGGTATCGACTGAAATATATCGCATTATATTCTCCTAATTAAATTATTTAATAAATGCGTACTGCATGTCTTTCTACAGATTTTCCTTGGATATATTGTCTATGCCATAATTCTACCCCTTGAGGCCATACAGTCTTAGTGACTGTTAGTATAGTGTAAGGCATTCGTTTATTCATTTCAAGCATGATATTATGTACAATATCTTCTCGTACATTAATTATCCATATTTCTTGTTCTTTTAATATTGCATGGCCTTTAAAATATTGTTGAGCAAGAAACATTATATCAGGTGTCATAGGCAATGGAAGTATGACGTATTTAACAAAAGGTGTCAATTTACTCTCCTAACATTCCAGTATGAAGATATACATACGGTTTAGAAACATAGTTGTTATGTTCTACAATAGAATCCAAAATAATCTCTAATTGAAGTTTAGATGGATATAAGGATAAATTCTTCGTGACAATACTTAAACCTACTATTGCTGCTTCAAATGGTGATCCTGTTGCAGCATAATCCTCATGTTCTAATACAGAGAAATCAGAATAAATGGTATAGATTTTATCCTTAAATGCAACAATCAAAGAAAAACCATTTACACAATGTTCATCAGTATCTTCTCGTTGTAATGGTTCAAATGCTTCCATAAGTACAGGTATAAATTCACATACCATAAATTTATATGCACAAAAGTTATAGGATTTATACGAAGGGAGATCTAAAAATTGAAGGATATTTATAAATCTCCCTACTCCTGAACCTCCTATAATGTACTCCTTCGTCTCTGTAATAAACATTTTGCTTGTCATTTTTACTTTAAGATTATCACCTACTGTACACGCTGTATCAGCTAAACAATGAACCATGTCACCTTCTCTTAAAGCAAGAATGCAAGACATAATGTTTATCCTTCATTAAATTATTTAATTGACGAGTTCTACTGTGGGCTGTGATACAGCAGCTTGTGGTACTGGTTGAGTACCTTGTTGTGCTGCTTGTTCTTCTTCTTTCTTTGTTTTAAAATGTTCTAACAAAGCCATGACATCTTCAGCTTTTTCTGGTAGAGCCATGACCAATGGTGTACGACTGATATGCTTGATACCCAAAAACAAATACACAACATCACACAAATCTACTGCTTCTCTCCGTTCTGCACCTGTCAACCAACCCAATACAAAAGTACCTACCAGTGTTGTAATATCATTCGCCATATATAGATCTCCTTATTTTACTATAGTAAATTCCTCACCATACACGGTGAGAAAAATGGACAATTCAATGCTTGTTTATCTTGTAAAGATGTGCATACTCTCGTTGGATACACACCTGTACTTTTTGCCTCATAAAATGGTTCTGTACGTTGTTTAATCTCCTCTGAGATGTCTTTGTAATTCACCTGAAACGTCTTAAAAGGAAAGATAGATCCTTCTACAAACACTCCTGAACTTTTTGCACAGTAAAGTATATACGCTTTTTCTATAGGTCCAAGTATTTCTCCTAATTCAGAATTTTGAAATGAAGGTGTATTGATACAGTTGAGATACACCTGTGTACGCCACTCATGATGATCAAGTGGTTTATACAATTTTTTGAATAGTTCTTCATTGATAGATTTAATCTCTAATAAATAAAAATCTCCTTCTATGAAAAGTATACCATCTAATGCACACGATAACAAATATTCACTACTGATAAATTCAAATTCTTTATACTTCCAATTTAACCATCCACAATCTTGACATTCTTGTGTCCAATATCCTCCTTTCTCTTTTCGGCCACAAAAAGTAAATTCATCAGATCGTGACATACATTCCCATACACCATAAATATAATCTTTCAAATAATGTTCTCGTATTAAATCTTCTATAGAGTGTCCTATATCAAATGTATACGTTAAAAAAGAACCTTGGATATTATCTGTTTGTCCTTTCTTATATTTATAATATTGTTGTCTAGGGCAATACGGACTATCTAAATCTGATGCATGAAGTATTTCATTATCCCTAGACGGTATATGTTTTGTTGTTTGTTCTCGTAGGAGTTGTTCTAACATTCAATCAGTATCCCTTAAATAATTTAATATCTCCAAAATATCATCTATTGTAGGGAGAAGATCTTGTATCTTCTCCCATATCCTTATTAAAAATTTAATAGTCCACCAGGAGTATCTTTAGGTTCATCTAACCATTCATCATAAATACGTATAATTTTACAGTCATACATATCTATTTGATTCTCTGAATCACGTATACCAAAAACAATTGTATCACCACTACAACGATATGAAAATTCATGAGGATACTTTGAACGTGTCAAATCATCATATACTTGTTGTGCCCATACGTCTCTATTTTTTTCAGGAATCTCTACACCTACAAAATGATCCATTCTAATTTTCATTATAATATCTCCATACAGATAGTGGTACAGCCAACCATTCTTCTTCTGAAACACCATTCATTGTAACAAATGAAAAAAGCAATCCAGGTTGCTTATTTTGTTCTAGTGCTGCTTTACGTATTTTGTGTAGATATTCCTTCTTGAGAGTTATAGATTCATGGGTACTTGTTTTTAATTCTAAAAGAAGATCTCCAATAAGTAAATCTCCTTTCTTTGCTTGAGATCCAGAACCAGGAGTTAATTGTCCTTGTAGTGCTTTGCTCGCTTTTTTCTCGTAGTTCTTTCCTCCTTTGCCTGTGTCTGTGATAATCCATTTATTCTTCTTCAACAAAGTGTGTTTGTCCTGCTTCTATAAGCTGTTGTTGTACGTAACATTTCCATTCAGAATCGTTTACAATATCATCTTTCAAGGCTTTTTGTGAATTATATTCTCTCCCTAAGCATATCGTAGTTGTTCCTAACTTCCCTAACAGATTGAACGACTTCAAATATTTCAACATCAAATCTGCATCATCATTCTTCCCTGCTTTAATAGATCCATTATTCAACAAACCAATCTCAAATTCAATGTGATTTAACACAGTTTTCATTTTACTTTTTTTAACTGTTAAATTCACTTGATGCTTTGATGCAATATTCGGATTGACTTCTTTATAGATTACTGGTTTTCCTGATATACGTAAATTCAATGAAGGTGCATGTTCTACCATAGCTCCACCAGGAGCATACTCAGGATTACCATACATCACACCTATCTTTTGTCGTACTTGATTGATACACAACAAAGTAGGATAATAGTCCTTTTTACTTTGTTCTAATTGTGCGTGTATAGCTTTTCGGAGAATTTTTGTAATGATACCTGAAGAACCAGCAACTATTTGCTTATCTCCATACGATTCTATTTCATTTGTTGTAATGATTGCTCCTAGCGAATCAATCACACCAAAATCAATATCATCACAATTCATCAATCCATCTACTATATCAACAATCTGCTCTCCATTAGCAGGTTGAAACACCATTAAATTATTTAATTCGATACCTAATGAAGTAGCCCAATTCACATCAAAGGTATTTTCAGTATCTACATAAAAACATTTCTTCCCTGTGCGCTGTAATTCTCCTGTAATTGACAACGCTAAAGTTGTTTTCGCAGAATCTTTCGGACCATAGACATGTGTAATTTTCCCCAACGGAATACCACCACCTAACATAAAATCAATGGGGAAAATTCCAGAGGATAACTTTTCCCCTTCTTTCAGTTCACTACCCATTGAATATATTTTCTCTCCATGATGCTTTTTTAAAAATTTCAGTATGTCATCAGAAACCAATGTATACTCCTATGTGATAAGGTTAAAAATAAATGGAACAGATCTAAAGGTGGAGATCGTATCAATACTACCATGTATTTCCCTTATCAATCATCTACCACTCTAATGTTTCTTCTTCCATATCAATAGTTACTTCTTCTTGTTGTACTGTGGCGACTTTACCTCCTTTCTGTTGTGGCTTTACATTATTCGTAGACTTGTACCCTATACCGAGTTCAAGCAATTGCTCTGGAGTATATACAAACAAATCTTCATCATAGTTTGCAGGAGAAAAATTATACTCCTTTCCACAGATCTTTTTCAACTCTGCAAGAGAACGTTTACCCATAAAGGTAAAGACATCACCTACTCTTGGTGCTTTGTCTTTCTTACTACGTCCAATGTTCACTAATTGTCCTTTTAGTGAACCCCCGAATTTCTTAGCACGCATAAACAATTCTTCACGTGTGCCACTGGTTGCAATGAACAATTGCTTCTGGTTCTCATAGACAACTGAAGGATCTTTTCTGGATTGAATAGGCGTATGATTAATAATGGTAAAGACACAAACATACGTCCCTTTTGCACCAGAATTACATGCAGGACAATCACCATGCTTTCTTTTAGGACATTGAAAAGAAAGCCATGTTGTTCCTGTCTGTACGGTATGTTGTAGATAGAAAGGAACATCAAATAACTCTACACCATCTTCAGTTACAACATCACCATCTAAAAACGTAACATCTCTTTCTTCACCTACAGGAATCCAAAAAGGCCATAATTGAGTAGCTGTGACTTCTCCATTTGCCTTTTTGTCTGCTGCTGCTTTTTGATTTTTCTGGATCTGAGCCATTTCTTTTGCAGAAATTAAATTTGCCATATGTTTCTTCTCTTGTTTAATCGGTTGTACAGGGAGGTATATTACAGTATTTTTCTCACCTATAGCACTGTCTTTCTCCTTTATTTGAGGCATCTTATACAACGTATACGTTTTTTTATGAAATGAATCTAAATGTTTAAACTTTCCTTCTTTTAAATAATTTAATAAAGAAGCTGTTAATACTGTTCCATCTGGCAACGTGTATGTACATTCCTCTGGATTGTATGTAACGGAGAAGTGCTGCATATAGTATAAGTATACCCCTTTATAACAATTTTGTCAAGTGAGAAATTCCCTACCACAATAATTCTTTCTGGAAAACTTGTTCCAATGTCTCTACACTTGCGTCACCTGGATCTTTAATTTCTCCTGGTAAACGTAAGTGTCGTACATTATTCTTTCCAAAGTAATTCGATACTTTCCTTCTGGCATTATCACCAGCAACGTCATTATCGTACAATGTAAACACATATGGAGTAGTATGAATACGTTTCAGTTTTGTATGTGTGAGTTGAGATCCTAATGATGCAAGTACGTTAGATTTTACTTCATATACACGTGCAGCATCAAATAGTCCTTCAACTAATATAACTGGTTCATTCAAATCTACCCAATGTTCCCCTAACCATATGTGACCATTTGATTCACCATACCAAGGATACACAAAATACTTTGGTAGTGAAATAAGAGAACGTCCTACAAAACCTACTAACTTCCCTACAAAATTCCGTATAGGAACTCCTATACGATGTTTAGAACTATCATATCGAAAATCAAATAGTATCCGTATATCTGCTCGTACTTTCCTTTTGTCTAAATAAGGATGGGTATAGTTTCTTTTCAATGTTTTTAGAAAATGTTCTGGATATATTATATCTTCTTTTTCTTGTTGTGGGCTTTCAATTAATGTTGTACTTGGTTCAACGTGATAATTAAATAATTTAATCACATCTCCATTTTCCCCACACGTGAAACAATTATACCGTCCACTTGTTGAAATACCGAAGGAGAAATGGGTATCTGTTCCATGTGCATGTTTTTCTTTTGCCCAAGGGCAAGAGAGATTTACCCATTTCCCCGATACTTTGTATGAACCTAATTCTTTTTCTTTGATTAGTTCTATGATGGTTGCTATTTCCATCAGAAATAATCCCCTATCTTAATAATATCCTGATTGAATGTAGAGAAATCTATTCCATCACTGATACTCCAATTAATTAATCCTTCTCCTAATTGTCCATCTCTTGCTTTAAGTACCTGTATCTTTCTCCGAAAGTCTTTATCCAGATCTGTATTAGGACTGAGAGCTAATACTACAGAAGATAACTGTGCTATATCATCAGAGTAGTATATGTTTGTTGCAGATATTTCTTTTTTCTTTTCTGCATCTCTATTCAATTGCCATGAGGCAAATATTGGTATGTTCAACCCTAATGAATATCCTTTCAGTTCTTCTGCTACGAGAGCATAGCGTTCTGTTTTTGCTAGGTATTTATCTATGCGTAATAAATATGCTCCATCAACAAATATCATCTGAGCACCAAAGGATTGTGCTTTCGCGTATACAGATTCTACAGGTACTCTAAAATCATGATGGAGTTTAAATGGACACGTTTTATTGGATAAACGTTTCATTAAATCATTAAACTCTTTCCAATCTTTTTTATCTAATGCTCCTTGAAGGATTTTGTTGAGATTGATATTTGTATTTAATGCTACCAATCTCTGTGCTATTCTTTTTGCGGGCATTTCTAATGAGATAAACAATATCGGTATCTTATAGGTGTTCCATATATAATTTGCTATATGAAGCATGAAGAAGGTTTTTCCTATATTCAACCGTGCTACAATAGAAACAAGATCACCACCAGTAAAACCATTGATAAGTGCATCTAACCAATCATATCCTAACTTATATAACTGTTGTTCTCCTGTTGCAACAGCTTTCATACTATCAACAAGAACATCTTTTGCATGAGCGAAATCTATAGAAGAATCAGGTTTTGCTTTTTTAATTTCTAAAATATGAGCAAGTAACTTATCTACAGCTAATGATGGATCATATTTCTCTTTTTGAAGGTATGGAGAACATATCGTATTAATAGCTAACAGTTGATTATGAACATATTGATCTTTGAGTTTGTTATAATAAAACTCAAATTCGCCATTTGCTAATGGTAATGATACCCCATGTTCATCTTGTACAACTTCATACGTAGGAAACGTATGATATTTAAAATAGTAATCCCTAATGAACTGATACACGTCACTAGAAAATAACATAGGAGTCATTTCATCAAACAAGGCTTTTTTGTCTGCTTGCATGAGAAATGCAGATAAACAAGCTAATTCAGTATTCAATTATCCATCTCCTGATTAAATTATTTTATAGTTGTTCAACAGATAATTGTACAGATCTTTTGGATAGATTTGTTGGAACCTCATTTTATCTTGTATATCAACTACACAATGAAAAGGAGGATTATATAGATATTGTATTATCTGTGATTTTATATTAACATCTATATGTTCTAACCCATATAAAAATACAATCTGTGGTTGTGTATCATTTTCAAAAAGAGCAACAAGAGTATAAGGATTTACTAATCTTGCATCAATAAGATACCGTATGAGTATCCCTATCATATATGAAAAACGTTCTATAGGATCTACAAGATCATATAATATTCCTTTTTTTCCTTCGGGCAAAGAATAGGATTGTGTTTGGTAATTAAATAAATAATTAATTATCCATACAAAATCTTCTTCTGTACAATATTCCTTGGCCGAATTTAAAATATAATAAGGAGAGATGTTTGCTAATCGTGCATATTTTTCCACATTTTGTACGATCTTTTGTTGAATGGGATTTTGGAATGACATCATCTATGAACCTCCTGTAGTAGTGGTACATTAATTATACCACATGAAATCATTTATGTCAAGTGAATCTTAGTCGATAATATGAATCCATATTTTTTTAATGGAGATAAATCTGTATCAAAATTAAAAAACAAAAGATAGGAACTTTTATCTGCTTTCCAATACTCCGAATAGCACATCATCATGTATTGTGCTAGTGGTAACAATTTACTTTTCAACAGATAATGTGCATTGTTCGTCAACATGCAGACTTTTGTTTGATTTAATACTGCTGTACGGACTTTTTGACCCCATGCACATAAAAACATCCATTCTTCATCTTGTACATCAAGAAACGTAGGAACTCTCCAACGTATATCTAATCCTTTCAAATCATAATATTCTGTTGTCATGAGTGGATGATAATTTTTCTTCTTAGCATTTATCTCTAATCCTAAATAGTCAATAACGTTCTCTATCATATATTCACCTTTTCATCATAAACCTCATTGAAAGGGCATTCAGAAATGCCCTTTTTTGTGTTAGTATATGAAATTCTAGCCACTTTTTTCCTAAACATGATAAATCATACTAGGCATTAAATAATTTAATAGTGAAGGCATACACCAGGACAATATGGTACTGTCGCATCTGCTATTGCTTGAAGAACATTCGTGAGTGGCACATAAACAACCTGTGACTCTATTTTTCCTTGTATAGTGGCTGTTTCTAATTCTTCTTCAAGTTTATATTGTAATAAACTAAAAAATTCTCGAAAACGTTGTTCTCGATACATTTCCATTTTTGTCCATACAATTTTTCTCCACATGAGATTTCGTATGTCTGTTACTAATCCTATTTCTGTTGGGCTAGTAACTCGTTGTGCTCTACGAACTTCAGTATATAAAATATGAGCAAATTCTCTGTTTATTCTCAAATACTGAGATGTTGTTTGTGTAATAACATTCTCTACTAAACTATCAACACTAACACGTGCAACTGGTGGATTCTCTTGAACTGTTGGAACAGTTGTAACAACAGGAGCAGTTGGAGTAGTAGGAGTCTTAGAAGAAGCATCAGGAGTAGCAATAACAGTTCGTGTGCATCCACTTAGAGCTAAACCTAAACACAAAATAACTACTGCAACACTTACACCTAACATTTTCATAATTCACCTTTCGATTAAATTATTTAATAAGCGGGGGATAAACCCCCGCATTCTACTTAGTTAGACCAAAGCACTACAGTTGAATCATCAAGACGCCAAACATCATCAGTTGCATCATTACAATTCACAAGATTTGCATTCACTTGGGCGGTATGTAAACCTGGTTCTGGCACCACAACAACACCTGTTGCCGAAGCACTTACCCATCCATTAATATCATTGACTCCACGTGATGTACAAAATGCATTATCTGTTGTTTGTGTTGGAGAAACTTGTACTCCATCCACAACCAAATCAATATTCAACCAGGAAAAATTATCTGGTGATTTAACAGAACATTCTCCTGTATACCCAAAAACAACACGTTGATAATCACGTGTGGTAACAAAACGCAATGTGTGTAAATTAACAACAGGTACACACGATGCTGCGCCTACACCTACTTGAACTGCTGTTGTACTTGTTCTGGTTGCAATGACATCAGCAAAAGACACTTGAGCAAACAAGAGACATGAAAGAATCGTTCCAATACTTATCATCCATTTTTTCATAAAAACTCCTTTAATATAATTCTTACACAATTAAATAATTTAATCCCTATGCCTAATTCCCTCTGAAATCTGTCCTCTCCTTTCATTTCATGATTAATCATTTCTTATTTGTGCAATAGGCTGTTGCACAAATAATTTAACTACACTCCTACTGTCCATCCTTGTATGGGCGAACGTGCTATCCAAGCAGAACTACTCACAGCAATAAGTTCCAGATAATCACCTACGGTTGTTGATTGAACGTATCCAGCAGCAGCAGTTACCGTTGATCCAATACGTATGGTGTCGCTAGTAAACGCACGGATACGAAGTCCTTGTGCAACTGTAACAACAAACTTAAACGTGTATCCGGCAGCAGCGGCAGGTAACGACACTTGTGCCATTGCAGTTGTATTAGCAGCCAAATACGTTCTATTTGATTCTTCTAATGCAACCGCTACATGTGGTGCAGCAATCGTTTGTGTTGTCATATTCAAATAGGCTGCTCTCGTAATAATACCGTTGCCTATTTTCGTAATCCAATTTGATTCACTTCGTATATGTAATGATCCGGTTCCTGCGGTATCATAATCTTCTACCCATAGTTGTGCCATAGCAGCAGGAGAAGTTGTTGGACGTGTTCCTGTAGAAATACCAAATACGAAAGCCCCACTTGTCCCTACTGCTGTGGCTGCTACCGGACCAAGAACCATACTTGTTGAAACGGGTATCACACGTAACACTGGCACAAAAGTCACGCCATCTACTGAGGACATTCCTCCAATTTCTACACGTGCGCTTGAACTATTTGGCGAATAGATCTGCATTTGGGAACTACCAATACCAAAACCATATTTTGCTAGTATTGTATCATATAAATTAATTTTCTGTCCTGTCCACGTTCCAAACGATAACACACCAGTATCCAAAAGAGTCATGCGCCAAGTTGGAGCAGCAGCACCTATTGATGTTGTTGCAAAAGCTATGCGTGTTCCTAATGTTGTTGCGGTATGTGTTTCACTTGCATATGCACGTATATAGGCTGTCATTACAGTGGGACTTAAATTCGTATCATTACTATGAAAATCAATACCATTTAGAAGGTTATCTGTTGCAATAGCAACACGTTGGGATGTTAATATCAAACCAGCATCTGTTACATTATTGTTCCCTACGTGAAGAACTGTTGTTGGTACAGATACACCTATCCCAACAAAACCGTCTTGTGTAATTCTCATTCTTTCAGTAAGAGAACCTGAAACTGGAGGGGAAGTATAAAAAATCAAAACTCCACCTGCTCTACCCTCAGCATCTACTGATTCAATTCGTGTATCAATACGAGACATATAGTTCCATTGATCAGCAGTATTTGCAGCATTCCGTACATATGCTTGTGAACCGTAATAAGAAACATAATCTAATTCTGCAACTCGTAGAGGAACAGCACGTGTACCACGTGATTTTCGTGTTACATGAAAATAACCCGTTGCAACAGCATCATGGCGTTCAAAGTAGTTTGCAATACCAAGTACATTCAATGTTTCATAAGGATCAGCCATACCAAAACCTATATAATCACCTAATACATGAATCACCCCTGATTCTGTTCGCACATGTAAAGATGCCGTTCCTGCTGTTGCATCACGATCTGCGGCCCAAAGCTGTACCATATCAACAGGAGAAGTCGTTGGAGCAGTCCCAATATTGATCCCAAACGTAAAACTTGCTGAGGTTCCTGCATCATTTGCTGTCCCAAGTATAATATTTTTCGATAAGGCTTTAACACGTAACACTGGAGAAAACGTGACACCATCAGCACTACTCATTCCGCCAATAGACACACCAGTTGTAGAGGCGGAATCAGATCCAAAAATTTGCAAGGTATTACCGCCGCCAAATACCATCCCATATTTACTATTACCGCTTTCATTGAGAGTAATCTTGTTCCCACTAACCATATTCAAAGAGCCATCAGATTTAAGTGTCATACGGAGAGTAGGAGTAGTTGCCCCTACTGCTGTTGTAGCAAAAGTCATTCTCGTCCCTAGTGTTGTAGCAGTATGTGTCTCATCAGCCAAAGCACGAACATATGCAGTCATTTGTCCTGGTGAGGTTAAATTCGTGTCGTTACTCCAAAAATCCGCCCCGCCTATAACATTATCAACAACAAGGGCAATACGTTGTGAACCAAGAATTAATTGTCCTGTTGTTAAATTTTCATTGGTCAGGTGTAAACGTGCTTTTGGATCAGTCATACCTATACCTAACCAACCTTCTTGGGTAAGGCGCATTTTTTCTGTAATTGTGCCTGAGACACCAGGATTCGTATAAAATACTAAACGTCCACCAATACGTCCTTGGGCATCAATGCTATCCACACTCATATCAATAAGACCAACACTAATATTCGCCATAGCAGTATCAGTACTGTTGCGTGCATATCCGTAGCTAATCCATCGGCCAATACCATCGTTATCAATCACTCCTTCAGGTGCAACAACAGTCCCACGTGCTTTAATCATCTGAAGATCAGTCGCAACAGTAGATGTATTGTACATTTCAGTCCGAAATCCAGATCTGGCAGAATTAGACCCAACAACATGCATAGCACGAAGCGGATCAACAACGCCAATACCAACAGCAGTAGGTAAAATGGTCATAATAGGTGTAAATGTTACACCATCCGTAGTATCCATAGTACCTAGTTGAATATTTCCTGTTGTTGCTGAAAATACCTGAAGGACTCCAGAGGCAAGCCCCAAACCGTAGCGAGCAGCAACACCATCACCATAGAGGAGGATCTTCTGACCAAGTTCAGCACTAAACACTAGACGAGCATTCGTTGAACTTGATTGTCCAAGCCCTATTCTATCAAATTGAACATTTAAAGCTTTTATTGCCCCTGCAACTTCAAAAGCTACAGTGGGTGCCGTTGTTCCAATACCAACTTTATCTCCAAATACGTGTGAGGTACCATCTTCTGTGCGTATATGTAATCCTGCTTTTCCTGCTACAGCATTAGTGTCAGCAGTCCACATTTGCACTGTATCAGCGGGTGACGTTGTAGGTGCTGTTCCTGCAAATAATGCAAAAACACGTGCTGCACTTGTCCCATAAGTTTTTGTTCCTAAACCAACATTCCCACTTGTACCATTAATAGACAGTCTGTTTGTAAATGTGGTTCCATCAGCAGTAGACATACTTCCAATATCTACTGTACCAGTTGATTGTGAGAACACTTGCATAACACCAGAAGCAACTCCTAAACCGTTACGTGTAGTTATTCCGTTACCATATAATAATAGTTTTTGTCCGACTTCGGCCAAAAATGTTAATCGTGCATCGGCTGTAGCGGGTGTTCCTAATCCAAGTCGATCAAGTTGTGAACTTGAAGCAGATCCTATACCCAAATTTGCTTGGGTTGTTGCAACATCACTTACCTTTAATGCGCCAATAACATCTAATGCTGCTGTAGGATTTGTTGTTCCTATTCCTACCATATCTCCAAATACATGCGAAGTTCCATCTTCAGTCCGTAAATGTAGTGATCCTTTGCCTGCTGTCGCATTTCTATCTGCACTCCATAATTGAACTGTATCTGCTGGTGATGTTGTTGGAGCTACACCATTAAATAATGCAAATGTCCGTGTTGCACCTGTACCAAATGTACCAGTACCAACACCTACATTACCGCTTGTTCCATACACACTTAATCGTGAAGTAAATGTTATTCCATCTACTGTACTCATAGATCCTAATTCAACACTTGCAGCACCAGCACCAAAAACCTGTAATGCCGCAGCAGCCACAGCTAAACCATAACGTGAACCTACTGCATCACCAGATAATAAAATCTTTTGTGCGACCCCAGCAGCAAAAAGAAGTGGTGCAGATGCAGTTGGGGCAATGCCTAAACCTAATCGTGTAAACTGTACATCATTTGTTGTTCCTAAACCAATATTTGTTCGTGTTGTTGTTGGATCACTAACGTTTATTGCACCAACAACATCAAGAGCAAAACCAGGTGTGACTGTCCCAATACCTACTCTATCACCAAACACATGAGACGTACCATCTTCAGTACGTAAGTGTAATGATGCTTTTCCTGCTGTAGCTGCTCTATCAGCACTCCACATTTGAATAGCATCAGCAGGTGACGTAGTGGGAGCAGTACCAGAACCAATGACAACACCTTGTACTAAATTTGTGCCAACAGATGCAACATTAATAATAAAATTTGCATCTTTGTCTATCGACACTGTTTTACCAAACACTCCTGCATTTGCTACAGAAAATGATAAAATACCTGAAGTGTCTGCTGAACCTCTTGCACCTGATATTCTTGCTACTTCAAAACTTGTGCCCGTAAAATTTTCATTATTAAAAGATAATAGTGTACCAAAATTAGGACTTAATACATCTGTTGTTGCTTTTACACGTAAATTCAATACGTTCCACAAATTACTTGATGATGTAGCATTCTTTGTAATCCGTTGTGACCCTACAACATCTAATTCAGACAATGGAGTTAAATTATTTAATCCGACATAATCACTGAACACATGCGTAGCACCACTTTCAGATCGTATAAAAAGCCCTGTTTTACCTCCTACTCCACCACGATATGCAGCCCATAATTGTACCATATTTAATGGTGACGTACTTGGAGCAACACCTAATCCAAGACCTAATACAGCTTGAGCACCAGTACCAAATGTTGTTGTTTTAAGTCCTAGATTATTTGATGTTGAATCATAATGTAATTGTGCATCTGCACTTAACGTATATTGATCTGACCAAATCGTAATTGAATTTGTACTTCCAGATCCATGAATACCTGCAAGATTAAATTGTACATAAATTTCAGCATTATTTGAAATATTTGCTGCACCTGTACTCACAAAAGTCACAGGAATTGTTCTATATGTTCCAACATCTGTAAGAGTTCCTGATACGGTATATCGAATAGATTTTGATGAATCAACTCTATCTTGTATATAAATCGTATCACCAACATCTAAATCATCTAAAAGGATACTTGAATCTGTACCACCACTACTTACTTCTGTAATATACATTTCTGTTGCAGAACTATAATCTGTATTATTTACCGCTATACTTTGTGCGGCTGGAGGAGTTACAGTTGATGTAGACCATTTCCATATACCTGACGTTGTTCCACCTGCACTACCAGCAGTCATAGAAACCCATGCATCATTAATTCGGCCTTCAATATCTGCTCCTGTAAATCGTATCGTTCCATTAGCTAACAAAGCTGTTGTGCCAAGTTTAATTCCACCTACAACTTCTAATGCTTCAGCAGGAGCTACTGTCCCTATACCTACACGATCTCCTAGTACGTGCTGTGTACCATCTTCTGCTCTCACGTGTAATGATGTTTTTCCTGGTGTACCTGCTCTATCTGCTGCCCACATTTGTATAGCATTTACAGGATTCGTACTTGGACCAATACCTAATGCAATAACAATACCATGATTTAATAATGTTCCTGCTGCTGCACCACCAACAAGAAGATTTCGTGCAATAGTTAAATCAACAATACCGTCAACATTATTCGTGTCTGTAATAATGATCCCACTATCTTGTAATGATGTTCCTGTTGAACCATTCCATCTCACAATAGCATTGTCTGTAGACGCACCAGGAAAACCACCACCAGCACCACCTATGGTATCAAAACGTTCTGCGACTGTACTATAAACACCTGAAGGTGATGTACCTAATTCAGTTTGTATAGCAATAATCGCATCTATCACATCATTCATAAATTCTGCATCTACTCTTGACTGACTATCGGCAATGGGATTAGGACCATTCGTATAATCACTTTTACCCCCGCCACTGACATACAACAATGTGTCTAGGGTAACTGGATAAGAGGTAGATGTGCCACTACCAAGAGCACCCATGTAATTCTCCTTTACAAAAAATCATACATATTAAATTATTTAATATGTAACAAACCATTCAAACATTATATTCCAATTAAATTATTTAATCTTATGTTGCTGCTGCAAATCCATAAATCATCACCCGTACCCATGTTACACTTGATGTATTACTATCTTCTATATTATAAAGTTTAATAGGGATAGTTGTACCTGCTGATATTGCTCCCATCATTCGCGTGCGTGTATTATAAACAACTGCATTATTACCACTTGCACCATAACGTGATCCTTCAGCATCCGGTTCATCAAGTAAATAAATCCAATGTTCTTGCCCATCATAAAAATACGTTACTGCTAATTCATTTGGTTCATTTGCTACAGCAAATTCTGCTGTAATCGTAGCTATTGCCATAGCATCTGCAATAAAAATTTCTCCTACATGTACACCTGATGCAGAATAAGGAACATTATTCGCATATAAAAAGTTCCCACTTAACCGTAAGTTATCCCCAAAACCATCTAATGTTGTAGCTGATACTCCTGCTGTTGGGCTTTCAGGGTGAAACGTACTTACATTCCCTGCATAATCAAATGACCGTATCCAATAATACCATGTTTCTAAATTGCCTAAACCTGTATGTGAATAAGTAACTGCACCATTAAATACAGAACTAATTTTTGTTGCTGCTGCCCGATTATTTGTACGTGATGCCCAAATTTCTACACCATCAAAATCTAAAACAGTAGGATTCGACCATAATAATTCAATCGCTCGTATACCACCTTCGGCTGTTAAACCTACTGAAGCAGCAGGTGGAGTTACATCAATATTTGTAACTGTGATGGTCACTTGTAATAAACCATCATAATTAGGTGTCCCACGAACAGAAATAGGTACGACTCTATATTGAATAATCGTTCCTACAGGTGGAGCAAGTTCTTTATATTGAAAAGCATACTGTCCTGTTATAGATCCTACTAAGTTAAAACCAGAAAGATTATCAAAATTTTCAGATCCTGATTCAGCAGCAAGAAATTCTCCTACATTTAATGATCCTGCTACAGCACTTCCTTCAACATATCGTCTATAAATCAAACCACCACCATATACACCATATTTTACACCTGGATTTATTCTCCGTGCATCTTCCACTTGCATGACATCCCATTCAAGAACAATAAAATTATTTAAGTTTCCTGTAGCATCGCGGAAAATTTCTTCAAATCCCATTAATTGTATTAAAGGTGGAGGTGGACCATCAGGTTTAATTAAATGTGATGGACTCGGTAATAACGTTGCAGTAAATGGATCAAACACACTTGCATTATGTTCAACACCAGTAACTGTAATAATAAAATCACTAGCACGTTCAACCTTTGTTATACGGAATAATTTAAAAGCTGTATTAAATGGTTCTGCTCTCCCAAATGCCCATTGAGTATAACCTTCAGATGGAGTAAATGTTAAATCAGGTTCTGATGCTTCTAATTCAAGTACACGTGTATTAACTGTTCCTGTTGAAGCTGGATTATGGAGCAATCGAACATTTTGTACATCATCCTTGTTTTGTAAAAACACATGATAAATACCACCAGGAGCAAAAGGAACTTCAGAATCAAGGACAATAGTACGTCTATTTGTTACTATATCATCTCCATAATCTTCTACCACTCTACCAGACCATCCGTATCCAGGTAATGGGTGTGAAAATTGTATCACATCCATAATTTCAAAAATCATCCCTGCAATATTCATTGTAAATTCTACTACTTGTTTTTGATAGCGCCGAGAAACTAAATTAAATGCCGTTTCTCTTTCTACTTCACTAGGACGTGCAATAGAACGAAATTCTAATGAACTTTTATTCACTAAATAAGGCCAATCTTCTACTTTAGGATATACTAAAACATCTTGTTCATAGTCATCCTCAGCATTTGCATATCGACATTCTAGGACGTTCACATCATCAGCATCTCGTACATATGCTAAATTTACAGAGTCTCTAATTGTTGATGCCCATGTAATTAATTGAACAGGAGCACTATCTTGTGCAGTTTTTACTTTCCATAATCCGCCAGTTTTTACTAAAACTGACCGTGATGGCATTAATATCTCATCAACAACTTGTGGTGCATCTGTATCAGAATCAATAACAAAACTTATAATTGATCGTCTTTCTTGAAAATCAACTTCACCATCATCGTCACTATCAACATCAACTAATTCATTACAATAACTTGCATAGGCAATAAATGATGCAAGGTCTATTTCTTCATCTGCTATACCTAGTCCGTATCGTGTATTCGTCAAAAAATCCATTAAACACCACGATGGATTATCAGAATATATAGGAGTATTCAAAAAAGATCCTACTCGAACTTTTTTTCCTTTAACAATAACTGTAGCATTGGGCAAAGAACCTTGTAAATTTTCTGTTGCAACAATACGTAAACCGTATATAGCTGTATTAGGAAATGTTTCTGTTGTATCAACTATTTCAGATATTTTTGATAAATATGGTTTAAATTCAGATTGATCATCATCATATTTTGCACTTACAAATTGTATAGTAATATCATAAACATCAAGAGGAAGATTTTCTACCTTAATAGGACGATGAACAATTTTCTTTTGATCTGTATCTGTTGATACTTGTATAGGACCAACCCATCCACCAGGACTACTTTGACCTTTATAACTATATGACCATGTAGATACATTATTTGCACGTGCGCCAGTTTTTGTATCTATATGATACAATCCAGCAGCAAAATCTACATGAATAATAAAACCATTGACTTCTGTTAATGTTGTATAGTTTACAGGTTCTTCTGAAAATTCGATATTCCCTTGATCAAACGTATTTTTTGATTGTGTGAAAAAAGGTATTTTTGTTTGTGTTGGTGTACCTAAACGTGAATCTAAAGCAATTTGTTGATAGTTGCTAATAGGTTGATCGTTAATCTCTATTGTATCTAATTCAAATTCTTCTATCTCACCTTCACCTACAGCAATAAGCATATGGAGAGTAGGATCTTGTATAGTAAACTCATTATTGTTTGTGCGTTCTTCTACAAATGCTGTTAATAATTGTCCACCTACTCTATGTCGTCCATAGATAATAGGGACTACGTTTCCTGGTCCCTGTGTTGTTTTAATACCTGCCCAACTAAAACTTGATCCTTCTTTATCTGGCGGCTCAAATTTAGGCGGCTTTACAGGGAACAATAAATTCATTACAACACTTAATACAACTGAAATGATAATAGAAATAGCAATCATAATAAGAAAAGGAATACCTATTTTACCTGATACAACTATTTCACAATCTTTAGGAGGTAAATAAAGATCTTTTTCTTCTATATACGTTCCATTAATAGCTATATTAAGTTTTTCTAAATCATAATCATTAAAAATCTCATGAAGATATAGATCTTCTTCTACAACATATTCTCTTGTATGATACTCTCCTGTCATTGATTTGAAAGGACTCATTATAAGTTTTATTTTATTCATTTAATGAATCCTCATATATTGTTCTGTATCGCCAAAAATTTTCTTTTTCTATTGTTGCTTTACGTAACATTATTGAACGTGCGTTTTCTATAAGTTCACGTGCTTGATCATCATATTCTTCTCCGAATATTCTTGGCCGAACAATTTGATAAATATGTCGTTTATATTTTTTTATTTTACCTATACATACTCCAGTAGGTTGAATACAATGCACAAATTCTGTTGTGTTGAGTACAATACCACAATGATCAACTGGATACAATACCGTATGAAGAAGTAACATATCCCATTGTTGTAATTTTTCCCAAGGAAATTCCCAACCGTACTCTTTACAATAATATTCAAAGAATTTTTGTGTATTATCAGGAGCATAATTTGACATATCTAAATCTAAACCTTCATTATATAAAGCCCGTGTTATTTCATAACAATCCATACCTATATCACTACCACGTTCTTTATATGGTGTACCTATATATTTTGTGATTAAATTATTTAAGTCTGGTACTGTTTTCATATTGTTCTCTCTTATAGTCTTTTATAGGATGAATATATTGATTCAGATACTATTTCAGGTGAAGTAAAAATTGTATGCCATAATTGACACGTTTGACTTCGACAAATATCACTATCAGTAAATGTTACAATTGGTACAGGTAACTGTAATTGTCCTATCTTTCGTATCACAAAAGATAAACCATTTTCTACAAAAATATCGCTTTGTGAGAGATCACCTGTAATAACAACTTTACTTCCTTCACCTATGCGGGTAAGGATTAAATGAAGTTCTTCTTTTGTAAGATTTTGTGAATCATCTATAATAATAAATGAGTTCCGTAAAGTAGAACCACGTAAATACATTACAGGATACGTATATATAGTCCCGTTGTTTCTTCCATCATAATATTTTGCGCCTAATTTTTCTTCTAAGACTTCTAATATTGGTGTTGCCCAAGGCTCCATTTTTTCTTGAGCATCACCAGGAAGAAATCCTATCGGCCTACTAGCAGGTACAGTAGGACGTATGATTGTTATGCGTTCTACTTCACCTTTGTAATAATATTCACATGCTAAAGATGATGGTATATATGTTTTCCCTGTACCTGGACTACCTATTGCTAATGTAACAACTGAAGAATGTATGGCTTTGATATATTCCTTTTGAGTTTGATTTAAAGCCCGAACAGATTCAAATTTCGTATATCCACTACCATTGTTTTTCCCCATAGACTTCCTTATAAAACAAATTGCCTTACACAAATATTCCTTGTAATGATTCTTCTATATGATTAGAAGGATTACAATTTACACAAATAAACTTATCATCATTAAATAATTTAATCATTTCCTTTTCTGCAAATTCATTATTACATAATGAACATGTATATAATATTTTTTCTTTCTTATATTCAATACCAATACTTCCCCGATATTTTTTTAAATATATTGCCCAACATTCTTTACAAATATAATAATGATAATAATATCCTTTTCTATTATCTTTCTGTCTGTAAAAATCATCTATATCTTTTATTTCAAAACACATATTACATTTTTTTTCACCAGTTTCAAATACAAACTTTTTTCTATATATTCGTGTCCTATAATGATAATCCATCATTATTTTTGTACGGCATATTTTACATTGACTTTCTTTTTTAAATGGTTCTATACGAGACGTAAAAAATTCATCTATATATTTTTATGTATTAAATATTGTAAAT